ATGGAGCAGCAATATAGTCTACGTGGTAACCGCGTTAATCCAATGAATGAAATAGATATTGCGCGTAAGGCTGTTGGATTTTGTCAAGTATTCAAATTAATTAACAAACGAAAGAAAAATAGAACGTTTGATAAAATATTTGAGTCATTTACTGAGTATGGAATAACCTTAGATTCGATTGAAGATAAGGAATGGGAAAAATTGACCTATGACTTGACAATAGGTCATTTTGACCCAACAACGTGGACAATAAGTGTCCCAAATAGAGTTTATGTTAATGCCTGCAAAGGCGAGAAGGATGCTCTTTTTATTATAATGCATGAATTGGGGCATTTATTTCTAGGTCATAGGCCTGTATTGCATAAGTCGAATAAACCACCTGTAGAATGTGAGGATGCAGAGTGGCAAGCAGATACGTTTGCTGAGTTCGTTTTAGAGCAGTTGGGTTATGAAACTAGACAAATGACATTTGATTTTTACATGTAAAAAACCCTGCGCTAACAGGGTTCCTTAGGGGTGGAATATACGCTAATACATTCCACTGAGTATGGAGATAATCCAACTGCTACTCGAATTTTCAAACGCGATAATTGTAGCGGTTCTCCTCATCGATTGCAATCTGTATGGATTTACAGGTGTGATATCAATTGAGAATAAACTATGGCGACGGGAATTTGCCCTAAATGTGGTGAGCCATGTGCGATTATTTTTAGACGATCAGTTGTGATTGATGGAAAAGTACGTTTTCCTAAAAAAGGTAAAGCTTTTCCTATTCCACAATGCGGTTGTACTGAGAAGAAAGCTGCATAATTCAAATAAGTAAGCCACCAATAATTATAGGTGGCTTTTTTGTTTGTATATAGAAATATTTCCATCAAGTTATAATTAATTGCTATATAACTATTTTTATCCAATCTTTTCCTCTATCATCATGATATCTATCGGTTTGCTGTTGGTTTTTATGACCCAGCAAATCTTTAGTGTTTATACCTTGTGCTCGATATAACCTTTCAGATAAAGAGCGCTGTTCATGAAATGTTGCAGGTGTTCCTTCTCCCCAATCAATATCCGTTTTATTTCTCGCCTTTTTAAAGTTAGTCGTTAGTGTATTTGCTGTAACTTGTTCGCCACGTTTAGATTGTGAAGTGGTATGAAAATAATGAATAAGATAAGGGCTAATAACGCGATCACGACAACGAGCAACAACTTCACGTAATGACATATTTAATTGTTCAGAACGTAGTGATAATGGAATAGCTAATTTGGTGCCAGTTTTTTCTTGGATAATATGTAAATGATCATCCCAAATATCACTAAACTTCATTGCCGAGATATCACCTAATCGTTGGCCTGTAATAAGTGCAAGCAACATGGCATTGCCCATATAACGATGTTGTTTGTCAGCAATCTTAAATATCTTTTTCCATTCATCAAAACTAAGGCGTTGGCGAGTTACTTTTCGTTTCGGTTGTTTAGTGGCGAGGGCAGGGTTATAACCAGGAGGAACTTCACCTGCATGTTGTGCTTCTTTAAATACATCAATTAAAACAGAACGAATAACTTGTGCCATTCTGTGCTGGCCATTAGATTTATACTCATCAAGAATTTCAGCAATATCTCTGGCATCAACAGCTGGTAATGGTTTCATGGATAAGGCTTGCCTCATTAAATCGACTGGCTTCCTTTTTTGTTTATATGTATTTGGCTTTATATCACCTTCTTTTAAACGTTCTTCTTGAATAGCCCAGTATTTATCTAACCAAGTATTAACCGTGATTTCTTTACCTTTAATTTTTGCCACCCGATCACTAATAGCCATAACTTGCCGGCTTCGTTGTTCTGCTAACCTTGTATTAGCTTCAATGGCTATTGCTTTGGCCTCGGCTTCATTGTCACCGAGGGCATGATATTTACCTGTTACAGGATGGCGGTAACGCCAATAAACCTTGCTGGCTTTACGACTAAGTAATGGATAAAGGTTAGGAATATTGACGTTATTCTTACGAGGCCTGGCAGCCATCTTTGAGGATCCTTTGTAAAATAGGGTTATCGTTGTTATTGATAACTGGTGATGTCAAATTAGCTACTAAATCAGCATCTTCTTTGACTCGCCATAATCGGCCCTCTTTCCTTGCAGGGGGACAAAAATAACCTAATCGTGCATATTTATTTAATGTTGTTAGAGAAGGTGGGTTACTTTTATATCGTTTATCCGACCATTCCTTTAATGTTAATACTTTCATAATACATCCTTGCATAATAAAAATTAGTTAATAAGTATTAATTTACATTTAAATAAAAAATAATGAAATTTATTTGATAATTAATAAATAGCATTATTTTCTATCGAATATATATTTCCTTTTGCATTGTTAATAAGAGAGATGTTTGTTAATAGATAATTATTGTACCTGATGTTTATATTATTACAATAACCATGTAATGGGAAGTACATATTGAGCTGAAATGAGCCAGCTCAATAAACTAAAATAAAGAAGATTAGAGAGTCTGAATAATTTGTATTACATAACCAATAATTTGATAATCATTAGTAAATAATATTGGGGTAAAGGCTGTATTTAATGAGATTAAATAAAATTGTGGTGGTTCATGGATAAACTTTTTAATAACGATGTCATTAGTAATAATGTTTTTAGCGATAATTATTTTTCCATATAACTCTATCTTATTCTTGAATGATGGTTCGATAATAACGGTTGAACCTTTAGGGATTGAAGGAAGTGAATAGGGGTTTGTCATAGATTCGCCTTGGTAAATTAACCCATATGCTTGTTCAGATACGGGTACTGTTGCACAGCACCAATGCTGAATATCGCTTAATCTTAATGTATCGTAACGTGCTTTCCAATCAGCTGCTTGTTCAAGTGTGATAATGGGTATTTTCTTAATATTCACTGTCTTGCGAGTTATAATTAATGCATCTGCTTCTGATGAGTTTCCCCCGTAAAGTAACCATTCAGGAGAGACTTCAAGGACTTTGGCTAATGCCTGTAAATTTTCTCCATCCGGCTCTGTAACTCGTGTTTCCCACTTTGTAATAGAAACTCGGCTTACACTTAACATCTTTGCTAGAGCTTCTTGTGTTAATGATAATTGTAAACGGCGTTCTTTAATTCTTATGTGCATTTTATTTCTCATGTAATTTATATTTCCTTTTTTTTAGGTAAAAAGTATTTGCGTACTCTTTGTCTATTTGTTAATTTTAATTACCCAAACGGATAACTTATTAATTTAAGTGATATGCATATAATATAAATTAATTATATTAATTCGAATGACGATAGTTTTAGCATTAATAAAATGCTTACTATTTTAGTCATGATTAAATTTTATAAAATAGAGTATTTTACAAAACACTAACGGAATTACCATCTTTTGTTATTTTTTCAATTAAATTATTTTTAATTTAATGCTTTTGGGCATTTAGAAAGAATAAAGAGAAAAGGAGTTCAGCATATGAAATCATTAATTATAAAATCTCGACCTCAGATAGTGATACCAGAATTAGCTGTCAAAATTGGATTGCATGAAGCTTTAGTATTGCAACAATTGCATTATTGGATAACAGAAACTAAGTCTGGTATTGAACATGATGGGCGACGATGGATTTACAATACACTATCTAATTGGCAATTACAGTTTCCATACTTATCAGTATCAACGCTCAAACGGGCATTTGCTCAGTTACGTATTTCTGGGTTGATTGAGGTAAAACAACTCAATAAACATCTTCATGATCGTACAAATTTTTATAGTATCAATTATCAACATAAGATCTTGCAAATAGAAGAAGATGAAAAGAGAAGCTTGACTGAAGGTAATTATGCCAATAAAACAACAATAAAACCGTTCGATGAGCCCAAATCGAAACAATGGACAGGTGTAACAAATCTATCTCAGAGTAGTTCAAATAGAGCCCTTCTTACAGAGAGTACAACAAAGATAACTACAGAGAGTAACAATAAAAGATCTCGGTCAGTTTGCTCGTTTTCAAGTCCTGAACGTCCAGAAATAGAAATTATCCGTTATTTTAACAAAGTGACTCACTCCCATTACCGTGAGTGTCAGGCGACGTTAGGATATATCCGTGCAAGATTAGCTGATGGTTTTCATTTCGAAGAATTGATATTAATAATCGATTATTTAACAGCTAAATGGCTCAATGATAATAATATGCAGGACTATTTAAGGCCTAAAACATTATTTCATAAAAATAATTGTACTGAATATCTTGATAAAGCGAAGAAATGGCATTTAAAAGGGAGGCCTGCATATCAAAATGGGCAATGTTTAAAACCCGGGGAAATACCGATTGAAATTGATTATGCAGAAAGAGACAGTACGTTTAATTTACTATTTAGCTCAGCGTGGAAGCCCAAAACAGCACTTCAAATTCTAGCTAAAAAAATGGCTTTACAGCGTGGTTTAGGGCATATGCATATTCACAAGGCTAGGTCTGTTTGGAAAGAAATTTGGTATCAGTCGGCTCAATTAATTGCTCGTTCAACAATTACAGATAAGATCGCATAAGGTAGTGGTGATATGAGAGATATACAACAAGTATTAGAACGATGGGGAGCTTGGGCCTCGGATGTACAAAGTGGAGTAGATTATTCTCATATTGCAGCAGGTTTTAAGGGTGTTTTACCTTATCAATCATCTTCAAGGATAAGTTGTTGTGATGATGATGGTATGATTATTGACGCTACAATAGCGCGATTACAACAATTGAGAAGAGAAGAAGAATTGAATGCGCTTATTTTACATTATATATATCAGTGCTCTAAAAGAAGCATTGCAAGACGTTGGAAGGTGAGTGAAAGCCGTGTACGTCAGATTATACAGATTGCAGAAGGTTTTGTAGAAGGTGGTTTGGCGATGTTAGATTCAGGATTAGTCATGGATCATGAAGTTGCTTGTAATAAAAAACAGGTTAAATAAAAAAGTATTAACGCGCTACGCAAATTAACTGTTATTCTAATAAAAATAAAGATATTTTTCTGGGTTATATATATTGTAAAAATATAACCTTAAGTGATTAAATATAAAATTTTATATAAATTAATATTTTTATTGCTAACCTTGTTAAGTAATGCTTAATTTTAAATTTTCTAATTTTTATGATATAAACTTATGCAGTCATCTTAAATGTTAGAGTTATTATGGTACCTAAAAGATTAAAGGCTGCAAGGGCAAGAGTTGCATTAACCCAAGAAGAGTTAGGTATTTTAGCTGGGATTGATGAAGAATCAGCTAAAATTAGAGTGTGTCAATATGAGTCTGGTACACACCGCCCAAACTTTGAAACTATTTGCCGATTTTCCAAAATATTAAAAGTTCCAGAAAATTATTTTTATACTTTAAATGATGAATTCGCGGAAGAGTTAATAAATATTTATAATAATAAATATAATTGCTCTTAAATATTATCTAGAGAGATTATACATGTTTTGTTACTTTATTATATAAGTAAAGAGATTACATGAATAACTTAAACTTATTATGTGCTATTTAAAATAGGAGGTAAAATATTTTATAAATACACTATTGTTTTTAATATAATACTAAAGTCTAATTATGGTTCCTTTTAGGTTAAGATATGCCCGTAAAATGGCAAAATTAACTCAGACAAGATTAGGTACTCTGGCCGGAATGGATATAGCTAGTGCTCGTTCAAGAATTTCGCAATACGAGTCTGGACTACATAAACCAAGTTTCGAAGTTGTGTGTAAACTAGCCAAAATACTTAACTTGCCTGAATGTTATTTTTATACCGTTAATGATTGTTTAGCGGAAGATATAATGAAATTATATCGTGAAAAATATAATAAGTAATAAGCTTATAATTCATCTTTATTATTTATATTTTTATGTCTTAATTTACGAATAATTTGATTTCCTTTTTCATCAAAGTACCGTTCAGGCCATATTGTTGATGGAGGTATATCAAGTTCTTTAGCAATAATTTGCTCTCCTTTTGGCCATGGACGGGACAACGCGTTAGATAGAGTCGATGAGCTTAAACCTGCAGCTCTGGAAACTTCTGCTAGTGTTGTCCCTTTTTTCTTTAAAGAAGCAATAATATCAGCCGGATGCCAGTTTTTATTAATCATAAGATATCCATATAGATTGGTTTAAAGTATATTGATGAAAGTAAAATGTTAATATATCGGTTAACATTTTTCATTTTAAATAATTGTTATATTTTTTAAATGAAGTAATTCCTATTTTTAAATGTAACCGGTTAGTATTTCCATTTATAAAATATATTAAATATATAAATTAATATTTTTATTTTTACAATTATCAGCAGGGTTATTTATTTAAAAATAATCTGACAAAAAAGACTTGCTGTTTATATGATGACGAGTTACACCTTTATATATATTCATATTTCTACACTAAAGGGTAAAATGTCATGATAAAACAGAACGATATGACAATTCAGGCGTATAATATATTAGAAATGATATCCCAATATACGGGGAATAATATAATAGAAATCGTTACTAAAACACAACTAAGTTATGAAAGTTGTGAGTTTTTACTTACACAATTAGAAATGGCGGGTTTTATTTTAAAGCATGGCGAGTTTTATAAAAGAACAACTAAGAGGGTTAATTAATTATTGCATAACATCAAAAAAAGATTGATGGTAATTTTTCGTATAAGAGAAGTGGTTATGGATAATGAAAATATTCAAGAAATTAAAAATAGTGATGAAAAAGGCTACTAAGGTAGCCTTTAGTAGGAAGTTTTCTGTTTACGCACTCAATCTCATATTGTTCTCTGCCACAGAATCGTAACCGAGATTGTATGCCTCAAAAGCATCTTTATGGCGTACTGTGCCTGCTTGACTGTCCGAAGTATATGCTAGAACAGAGTCATTTTTTGCTTTTGGTGCTCCAATGAGAGCGTGATGCCGACCTAATTCATATGCGCATCCAGCACATTTATGTCTTCCAGTCTGTCCTTGATTTTCAGACAGATAAGTAAATAAATGGTCGTATCGGTGAGCGTGTTTACAGATATTTTTGTTCATAATTTAAAACCCTGTATGAATTTCAGGGCTTTACACTGATCACCGGATAAACTAGACTGTGAAGGTGATCAAATGTAGCACCCTGCAGTTTTGTCATGCCTTTTTGTAGCTCGATACTACATAGAGGCGCTCCTATATCTAGTGCGTTCTCTTCCACAAGAACACAAGATATTCGGTCATTATAACTGACTGAGTAAAAAAAGATCAATCAAATGATCAACTTATGAGTATTTCAAGAAACCCTGCCATTTGGTGGGGTTTTTTCGTATGTGCAGGAAGTTTTATCACGTTAAGGATCGCGGTCAGCAAATGAGGGTAATAGTGTGGATTACTCATCAATAGCTGCAGGGTTTAAGGGATTGCTCCCGAGCACAAACAAAAGTCGTGTTTCTTGCAGTGATGATGATGGAATAATTATTGATTCAGCTGTTGGGCAATTAATAAAAGTAGGAAGGAAAGACGAATACGATTTGATAGAAAAACACTATATAAAGAATATTTCAAAATCAGCAATAGCAAGGGATATGAAGTGTTCAGAGGGTAAAATTAGACAAAAACTCATGATAGCTGAAACCTTTATTGATGCTTGTTTAATTATGACTGGTGCAGTTTTAGAAATGGATGAATGGACAAATAAAACAACAATTGATAGTTAAGTGCTTTTCGTTACGAATTTTGGGTGCTAATGTGATAAGAGTGAATACGTTGTCACCTAACTTATAGAATGAAACCTCGCTTCAGCGGGGTTTTCTTTTTTCATACGTTCCTTAATTACTTTTATCTTATTTATGGTGATTAGAAATTTTAATAAAAAAAGGGGAAATTAATTCCCCTTTGGATATATTATTTTTTTTCAGTATTAACTGAAATATAAAGCCTTGTGTTAAATGAGCCAACGGATAAACTCCAATTAGCCTTTACCTTTATCTTCATGAGTTTCATGAAATATGAGAGTAAGGATAAAACAAGCATGCACAGATCCTAATTATGGTCTCTTTACTTAGGCTGGATAAGCGACTAATATTCTCAGTGACAAAGAAAAGTGCTAGTAACGAATAAAAGAGACATCATTATTCATAGCCTTTCATAGAAGCCCGCTAGGACTGGTACTCTTAGCGGGCTTTCTTGTATCTAAGATAAAGAGTTATTAGCTACTAAGCAAGTGTACAAATCTGACTGTTCCTGTGGATAAATATTGGGTAACTTTTTTAAAAATATATATAACTATATGTAAATTAGAATAAATAATCTTTGTTTGTTGCCCGTAATTAATTAAAGTCTATTTGTGAAAATGTGATCGTTTGATGTTTTATTAAACCAATATCTTGTAAGCAATCCAACTATTCATAGGTACCATGAAGAAAAAAGGGCGCAAAGAAATGTTAATGAAGATAAATGAGTCTAAATTAATTGCAAAAGAACAACTGACTAATATGCATTATAATTCTAAATATTTGGATATAACCTGTAGCACACCTTCATCAACTATACGTTGGACGACTAAAAGATAATTTGACGTTTTATTATAAAAAAAAGATAAGACTTGCTGTTCTATTTGGTCAGAGTTACATGTGTAGTTATGCACGATAACTGACCAAAGGTATAAAATATCATGTTAAAACAGTATGATATGACAACGCAGGCAAGTTGTGTACTTGAAACAATCTCAAAAAGTGATTGGCAAACAGTACAAGCAATTTCAAATCAAACTGGACTAAGTAATGAAAATTGTGAGTTTCTATTAACTCAGTTTGAAATAGCAGGGTTTGTCGCAAAGCAAGGAAATAGCTATATGCGTACAGCCTAAAAAATATAAAGAATTTATAAAGCTGGTGGCTTGACAGTCATCGGCTTTTTTATTGCGTAGAAAAGGACTTCTGATGCAACTATTTAATGACGACGCACTATCTGTATTAAAAGCACTACCTGATAACAGTATTGATTTAATCGCCACGGATCCACCGTATTTCAGAATGAAATCGTGTGCATGGGATAACCAGTGGGATAATGTTGAGGCATATCTGTCTTGGCTTGATGAGGTACTAGTTGAATTCTGGCGAGTATTAAAACCCAATGGTAGTTTATATTTATTCTGTGGTTCTAAATTGGCATCAGATACTGAACTGCTTGTTCGCGGGCGATTTAATGTATTAAGCCATATTATTTGGGCTAAACCATCTGGGCCATGGAAAAAACAAAATAAGGAAAGCCTACGTACCTTTTTTCCTTCAACAGAGCGGATACTCTTTGCTGAACATTATCAAAAGCCAATCACCGCTAAAGGTTCTGAATTTTCTTTAAAATGCCAGGAGTTAAAGCAAAACGTATTTAAGCCCCTGATTGATTATTTTAGAAATGCTCGTTTAGCACTACAAGTGAGTGCAAAAGAAATAGACCAAGCAACAGGTAAGAAAATGTGCAGTCATTGGTTCAGCAATAGTCAGTGGCAATTACCTAGCGAGGAAGACTATAAAAAGTTACAAACACTGTTTACACATATTGCTGATAAACAAGAAAAGTTATCGCCGTTATCCCGCCAGTTTACCGAGTTAGAGCGAGAACAATTCACCTTACAAAAAGATTATCAAGAATTAATAAAAGAATATGGTTTATTAAGACGACCATTCTTTGTAACTGTAGATGTACCTTACACCGATGTGTGGGCTTATCCACCTGTTCAGTATTATCCCGGTAAACACCCTTGTGAGAAACCATCAGCTATGATGGAACACATTATTCGCTCAAGTAGTCGTGAAGGGGATCTGGTTGCTGATTTCTTTATGGGATCAGGAGCAACACTGAAAGCAGCACTAAAACTTAATCGAAAGGTTTTAGGTGTTGAGCTTGAGAAAGAACGCTTTATGCAAACAAAAATGGAAATAAAAATTCAAAAATAGCATAAGTCTCTTACTAATTATAAGTAAGAGACTTAATAGAATCATAGTTTAGTGATTCTAATGGTACGGCGTTGGGGTGGATATGATGATGTTGTATCTTTTACTAAATATTTTTCACAAACAATTCCATTTTCATCGATTTGTTCATATGTATAGCTATCGGTATCTTGGCCTTTTCTTAGACCGTCCCAGTTAGAACCTGTTTTCACAAGAGTGTGATTCTCTGGAATGGAATGTTGTTTTTTGATTCTTTCAATTATTTCGTCCATTAAAGAACTCCAATGTTAAAAATAATTTAACATTATGGCATGCTTTTTATGTCTTTTCTTTTGCTTGTATCACATATCAATAATTAGCACTAAATATATAAACAAATAATAGGACTACACATATGAGTGAGCCGTTAACGGGCACTACAACAGCATCGCTAGCGGGCGTTTCAATTGTGGGCCTATTTGCTGGTATGGATGCAGGCGTCGTCATTGGTGCGTTTGCCGGGGCGGTTATATTTGTATTGTCAGCACATGATATTCGGTTATTAAAGCGATGGGCGTATTTCACTGTTGCATTTGCGATTGGGATATTAGGCGCTGATTTTATGTCATCACTACTGAGTGGCATTGTCGGAGATAGAGAAGTCGATCGCTCTGTTGGTGCAATGTTCTCATCGGCTGGTTTGGTTGGTGTTTTGGTAACAATATCTAAACCCGGTGCGCTCACAGACAGTATCAACAACGTTATCAACAACCTGATAGATAAATTCAGAGGAGGTGGAAGATGACCATCTCAATGTTTTGGATTTACGTCAATTTTTTCTCATGCTTATTCGCTGTTATTCGCCTTGTTAACTATGAGCGTAACGGCGCTAAATACAAATTCTTTCCGTCACTTATAGCATGGGTTCTCATTGTTATGCTTGGTTCTATCCCACTACGCATATTAACGAATGACTACGCGCATGCAGATCCATTTGAAGTCGGAATCAATATCACACTATGCGCGCTAATAATTCTTAGTCGTGGGAATGTGATGCAAATATTTAGAGGGGTTAGTAAAAATGGCTAGACCAGCGCGCGGTGAACGCAATAACAATCCGGGCAACATTCGACACGGTTCAAAATGGCAAGGGCTATCAGCACAGCAAACCGATAAGGACTTTTGCCAATTCGTATCACCTGAATATGGCATTCGGGCCATCTATAAGCTACTGCAAACGTACCAAAAGAAATACGAACTCGACAGCATTGAGTCGATTATCGATCGGTATGCTCCGCCAAATGAAAATAACACGGCCGGCTACATTAATCGCGCGGCTAGAGATATCGGCGTTAGTGTAAATGAGCCTATTAATGTTTCATCTAAACCAGTCGCTATTGCATTAGCCACGACGATTGTTGGTGTCGAGCTTGGGTACCAACCATACAGTCAGAAAGTCTTTGAAGATGCTTGGTTGTTGCTATGAATCTAGGCGAAACAATAGTGTCCGTGGGCGTTATTTTGATGATGAGCGTCGGTATGACTTGGCAAGGGAATAGGATAGATAAACTGAAAGCCTCAAATAGTGAACTAACCGCTCAGTTATCAGAACAAGTTAAAATCAACGAAAAATACCAAGCTCGCATTACCAAATTAAACGAGCTTGATACAAAACACACGACGGAACTCACAAATGCAAAAGCTGAAATTGATAGGTTGCGCGTTAGTGCTGAGCGTAATCCTGACAGGGTGTACATCAAAGCCGAGTGTCCAAAAAGCACCACCACTTCCACCGCCAGCATGGATGATGCAACCACCGCCCGACCTACTGACACCGCTATCCGAAATTATTGGTTACTCAGAGAGCGAATTACACAGTCAGAGCAAATAATTAAAGGGTTGCAGGATTATGTAAGGCAGGAGTGTGTACATTAATGGCAATATTCAAACGACTCACTAAAGAGCAAATAACGCGAGATTACGATCATTACACATTATTTATGGGAATAGCGCCAATTTATGTTGGTGATGTTTACGGAGAATGCAGGGTTGCGGTTCGTAATTGGTGGCCTGATTGGTTATTAGATTTAGCTGAGGTGATTAGCTCATTAACGCCATATGATGAGTGGGTTATAAAATTAGGTAAGAAAATTAAGAATTAAGGATAGCGATAGCTAAAGCTATGGCGTGCTCGGGTGAACTATTATGCAATAGTGAATATGCGATTGCTGCTAAAATAGTTTTCAATAATATTTCAAATATACGAATCATAAATATCTCCTTATGTTGTTTTAAACGTCAGAGCGATTAATCGCTTCTATAGTGGTCTCTAAATAGTGAGGGTCATTAAATCGTTATTGCTTACTATAGGTGCCACTATCAAATGATTGTGTATGTCATTTATTTCATGCTTATAGTGTGGGTTAATTTAAGTGATTAATTTTTAATGAATTAATTCAAGTTTTCTGACAATATTAACAAGATAAGGGAAAGAGAATAGATAGCCATCAGTTAATAGCTGGTGGCTTTTTTATTGGAGAAAGCAAATGAATATAATGATTAACGATGATGGTTCTGTTTGTATTAAGAATGATTCTTATCTGAGCCATTATGATCAAGATGGGAATTTAAAGGCTGTTATTGGTAATCTGAATGCTCCTAAAAAGATAGCTATCAATTATCCAAAAAAAAGAACAAGTGAATTGACCTACAAAGTCTCAGTAGATACATCAGACTTAAATAAGTTAGAAGAACAACTGATTCGTATTAAACAGCTGATGCAAGATGTAAGTGTGAAGCCTAAATTAAATCCACAATTCTTCTCTCAATCTTCTGGTGAATTTTTTATTAAAGATGCCTTTATTAACTCGGCTGAGTTCAAAGGTGTACTTGTCAATAATAAGCCAGAGCTGGATACCAAGGCTCAGCTGGACGATGATGCTATAAGCCAAATAAAGCAGAACACTATCGCTATTGCTGAACTTGGCAGAGTTATGCAAACCAACCATCAAGCATGGGCTGATGCTGTCAACAGAACGTGGTGCAGTCAGAAGTAAAGGGGATAACATGCCAATGCCTAAATATAGAAACACAGAGACTGGTTTGACTGGACGCTTTAGAGTTAGACGACAGGCTTTTTCTGGGTTATCGATATTGCAAGTTGAGGTTAGTGTGAAGCGTTCACGATATCCTCTAGATAGTTCAAATGATGATATCAAAACCATGACTGATTGGCGGGATGCAACTTATGAAGAGGCCATACGAATACAGATAGATTACGGCGGTTAATAACCAAAAGGAAATAACTATGGCTAGTCAAGGCTTTAAGAACCCCAATCAATTCAGAAAACAATTAGATGAACAATTGCAGGATAAAAGTCTAAACCCTAATGGGTATCAGCCCAAGCATGAGATTAAGAATCCCACTCCGCCACCAAAGAAACCTTAATCATAATAAATTGATTTTATTATATATAATTCAAAAGGTACTCCCAGCGGGGTACCCTTTCCACGGGGCGACGCGCACGCGGGAAACGGCGCATTTTTCAATTTTTATCGGTCGTCACCACCAGTGTAATTATTTGATAAATATATGTTAAAAAAATAACAGTGATGAAATTTTTTGTTTTTTATTCATCACTAATTCAAGGTTTTAACTCTCACTTTTATTGTTTTACATCTCATTTAACTGCGCATTCACAGCGCAATCATTAAAACGTCGGATCCAATCACTTTGATATGAGCCTTCGAGGAAGTCAGTTATGTCTGGCGAGCTTCGACGGGCTGATTTTCTATGTGAACGAGGGTTCATTTCAAATGCAGGAAATACGTTATGCAATATCCAAGAGTCAGTATTAATGGTGTATCTGTCCGTGTTGATAGTGAGGGTAGATATAACTTAAATGATCTGCATGCGGCCGCTGTTGCGGATGGTAAAGCAACGGAATCACAAAGACCCGGTGCATTTTTGAAAAGTCGTCAAGTAAAGCGGTTTGTTCAAGCTTTAAGCGATGCAACAAAAAGTGCATCGGTTAAAGTAATTAAAGGTGGACTTAATCAGGGAACTTGGGCTTTAGAGTTAGTTGTTATTCGGTATGCAGCTTGGTTAAAGCCTGAGTTTGAAATTCTTGTCTACAACACGTTTAAAGATGCGACGAGAAAAGGTTTAGATGTTATGTCTAAATTGAACAAGCTAGATCATGTCATTAATGCGGAAACTAAAAACGTCAGTCACTGTGCAAGGACAATGGCTAATTGGGGAGTTGGTGGTAGAAAACAATTACTGCTAATGGCAAGAGAGCGAATTATTAATGAAGCTCAAATCTATCTTCCGGGAGTGGAATAAAACAAATGAAATATGGACAAAGAACTCAAACACTTAAAGCTCAATATCAGCCAGATAGCAGCACTTTCTGGCGTCCATCGACAAACAGCTTCCGCCCGTCTTAATCATTTAGAGCCTGTTGCAGGCAATAGCTCAAATCTAAAACTCTACGCACTCACTGATATTTTATCTGAAATGATGAAGGCGCCAGCCTCTGTCGAAAATCAGGAAATGCTACCTCAAGATCGGAAGGCATGGTATCAGTCTGAGCGGGAGCGTTTGAAGTTTGAACAAGAAGTGGGGGAGCTATTGCCTGCCTCAGACGTTGCACGAGAATATTCAGCACTGGCTAAAGCGATGGTGCAAGTGCTGGAAACGTTACCTGACATATTAGAACGTGATTGTGCATTAACACCGACAGCTGTATCTCGTGTTCAGGGTATTATTGATGATCTGCGCGACCAGATAGCACATCAAGTTTTAAGTGATAACTCGGATGATGAAGAGAGCGGTGAGGATGAGTTATGACAGCAACAGTGTCAGCAACCACATTAAGAAAAAATGTAGCTCAACTCATTAAAGCACCGAGGCGAATGCCAGTTGCGGATGCTGTGGCAAAATATATGCGCGTACCTGTGGGAGCGGGTAACTCGGTTCCTTGGGATCCGGCAGTATCCCCTTACATTGTTGAACCTATGAATTGTTTATCGTCACGGCTCTATGATGCAGTGATATTTGTGGGTCCTGCAAGAACAGGAAAGACGGTCGGGTTAATTGATGGCTGGGTGATTTACAATATTGTGTGCGATCCTTCTGATATGTTGCTGGTGCAAATGACGCAAGATAAAGCACAAGAGCACAGTAAAAAACGGCTTTCTCGCACCTTTCGTTGCAGTCCTGAAGTCAGTAAACAACTCAGCCCTCGTCGTAATGACAATAACGTGTTTGATAAATACTTTTTATCGGGCAGTTTTTTAAAAATGGGGTGGCCATCGATTAATGTGATGTCCTCATCTGACTTTAAGTGTGTGGCGCTCACCGATTATGACCGTTTCCCTGAAGATATCGACGGTGAAGGAGATGGCTTTTCTTTAGCCTCAAAACGGACAACCACTTTTATGTCTGCGGGTATGACGCTGGTAGAAAGCTCTCCGGGGCGTGATATTACCGATACTAAATGGCGTCGTTTGTCTCCTCACGAAGCCCCGCCCACAACGGGTATTTTATCGCTTTATAATCGGGGGGATCGCCGTCGCTGGTACTGGCAATGTCCTCACTGTCATGAATATTTTCAGCCTATTTATGATGCGGTGAAGGGATATCGTGATAATCCTGATCCCGTAGAAGCAAGTGAATCTGCGTATGTGGAGTGTCAGCACTGTTTAGGTCGTATCGAACCCCATCAAAAACGGGAGCTCAATAATAAAGGGGTGTGGTTGATTGAAGGACAGTCCATTGATAAGCAAGGAAGGATATCAGGTACTGGACGCCGTTCGCGTATTGCCTCTTTTTGGATGGAAGGCCCTGCTGCAGCTTATCAAACGTTGTCTCAGTTAGTTTATAAGTTACTAACTGCAGAACAAGAATACGAATTAACCGGCAGTGAAGAAACCCTAAAAGCGGTCACCAATACAGACTGGGGTTTACCTTATTTACCCCGTATAGCACAAGAACAGCGCCGGAGTGATGAACTGATTAATCGTACGGAAAGTTGGGAAGGATCAGTGGTACCAGAAGGCGTACGGTTCTTGGTTGCCACAGTTGACGTGCAAGGTGGTAAAAAACGTCGCTTTGTGGTGCAAGTGGTCGGTTACGGTGAAAAAGGCGAACGCTGGGTGATTGACCGCTTTGAAATCACTCAATCCCTACGTTATGGCAATAACGGTGAGTGCCGGCGAATTGATCCGGGCTCTTACCCTGAGGATTGGCAGGTATTAATTACCGATGTATTAGAGAAAACCTACCCATTACAGCACTATCCTCATCATGAGATGGGGATCATGATGTTGGGGGTAGACTCCGGCGGTGAAGATGGCGTTACTGATAATGCCTATAAATTTTGGCGTCGCTGTCGAAAAGAGGGACTGCATCGTAAAGTCTATCTCTTTAAGGGTGACGGGCATAAACGCAGTAAGTTAATCACCAAGTCATTCCCCGATAACACCAGTCGTTCTGAACGGCGCGCCCAAGCCAAAGGGGATGTGCCTCTTTATTTACTGCAAATTGACCAACTTAAGGACCGGATCAGTTCTGCGTTATCGCGCGATACCGTAGGGCCTAACTATGTCCATTTCCCTGATTGGTTGGATGAATCGTTCTATGACGAGTTGACGTATGAAGAGCGTGATGAAAAAGGGCATTGGGAAAAACCGGGTCGAGGCGCTAATGAGGCATTTGACCTAATGGTTTACGCCCATGCCTTGGTGATATTAAAGGGGTACGAAGGGATCAATTGGGAAAAACCGCCTAAATGGGCAAGGTTACCTGATGTGACACTTTCCTCCTCCTCGCCAATTACCGATATCGCCACAGCGCCTGAAATAAAACCCTCACCCGAAACCCCAAAACAGGAAACGCCTGCCGTATCAGCATGGGCACCGGTATCAAACAGCGGAGGCTGGATATGACAAAAGAAGAAATTGAACACATGATTGAGCAATACCGTTTAGCGGAAGAGGCGGTATTAAAAGGCAAATCCATCACTTTTAATGGACAAGCCATGACAATGGAAAATCTCAACGAGATCATAAAAGGTCGTGAGCGTTGGGAATCTCGTTTGTCGGCATTGATATCGAGAAAACGAGGCAATCCAATGTATAAACTTGCGAGGTTTAGATGACATTATTAGACAGCGCCATTGGTTATTTTGCCCCAAACTGGCAAGCCTCGCGTCTCCGCTCTCGCTTACAAATTAAAGCGTATGAAGCCGTTTTACCCACTCGTACTCATCCCGCTAAACGTGAAAATCGTAATGCAAACCAATTGACGCAATTTGGTGGTACTTCCTTACGCGAGCAAGCGCGATGGCTAGATAACAATCATGATATCTCTATCGGTATTCTCGATAAGATGGAAGAGCGCATTGTCGGGGCAAAAGGCATTATTGTTGAGCCTCAGCCTCTCGATGGTGCAGGGCAAATTCATGAAGATTTAGCCTCACAAATTCGTCAAGCCTGGGCGGAGTGGTCAGTACTACCCGAAGTGACTGGGCAATTTAGTCGCCCTGTATTAGAGCGTTTACTGGTCAGAACATGGTTACGTGATGGCGAAGTGTTTGCTCAACTGGTCAAAGGTAAAGCCAAAGGGCTAGATCCTCAAGCCAATATCTATTTTTGGCTCGAAGCCTTAGAGCCTGACTTTGTGCCGATCCACATGAATATGCCAGAAAGTAAGATTATCCAAGGTATTAAATTCAATGAATGGGGGCGCCCCACTGGGTATCAGGTATATAAAAACCTCCCTCAATTTAGTGCCAATTTAGGGGATATCAAAACCATTGATGCCGAAAATATGTTGCACCTGAAATTCACTCGTCGGCTCCATCAAGCGCGAGGTGTCAGTTTGTTTTCGGGGATCTTAATGCGCTTAAGTGCGTTAAAAGATTACGAAGATGCGGAATTAACCTCCGCACGTATTGCAGCTTCATTGGGCATGTACATCAAAAAAGGCGATGCCGGCTCTTTCCCTGAGGGTGACTATGACGAAGATGAGCAACGTAATATTGATATTCAGCCGGGCATGATTTACGACGGTTTAAAACCGGGTGAAGAAGTCGGCATGATCAAATCAGACCGACCCAACCCCAACTTACAATCGTTTCGCAATGGACAATTACGTGCGGTTTCTGCAGGCAGTCGGGGGAGTTATTCCAGTATCGCCCGTGACTATAACGGTACGTATAGCGCTCAGCGACAAGAGCTGGTGGAGTCATTTGAAGGTTATAACATTTTCCAAGATACCTTTGTGGCAGGCATCACACGTCCGATGTATCGCAATTGGTTAAAAATGGCGATAGCCAGTGGTGTGGTAACCGTTCCACCTGATGTTGACCCTAAATCCTTGTTTAATGCGGTTTACAGTGGCCCTGTAATGCCATGGATTGATCCGAAGAAAGAGTCTGAGGCTTGGAAAACCTTGTTACGTGGTGGTGCGTCAACAGAAAGTGACTGGATACGCGCCAAAGGGGGCAACCCTGCGGATGTGAAACGTCGTCGTAAAACCGAAATTGACGAAAATAAACGATTAGGACTGGTATTTGATACTGATCCTGCTAATGACAAAGGGGCACAAGATGCTAAACAACAAGAAATCGATGATGATGCCTAAAATGTCGGGGCCAGTAACTCAAAAAAGCTGGTTTCGCATGCAGGCTAAAGAAGACCAAACGGCGGATATCTATATTTATGATGAAATCGGTGGGTGGGGAATTAGCGCAAGACGCTTTACGGAAGATTTAATCTCGCTGGGTAATCTCAGTCATATCAATCTGCATATTCACTCCCCCGGTGGTGAAGTGTTTGATGGTATCGCCATTTATAACCAACTTAAAAACCACTCTGCAACAATTACGGTTTATATCGATGGTTTGGCCGCCTCAATGGCCTCAGTTATTGCGATGGTCGGGGATACGGTCATTATGCCGAAAAATGCCATGATGATGATCCACAAACCGTGGGGGGGCTCATGGGGAGATGCGAATGATATGCGTGAATATGCTGACTTACTCGACAAGTTAGAAAACGTATTAATCCCTGCTTATGTGGCGAAAACAGGGAAAACAACCGAAGAAATTACCGCCATGTTAGAGCAGGAAACATGGCTTGATGGTGACGAGTGTGTTGAATACGGTTTCGCCGATAAAGTGATTGAGCCAGTGAAAGCAATGGCAAGTCTTACATCTAAACGAATTGAGGAATTTTCATCTATGCCAAGTGCAATTAAAAATCAAATTACCCCCAAAAACACTACTAAACCTACGCAACAGCCTCAACCAAATTCTTCACCAGAGCCACAGCCTAGCGCCTCCTTTGCGGATGAGCAAACACGCTTAAATGGCATTAAAGATTTATTTGCCATGTTCGGTGGTCGTCATAATGAGCTAATGATCACGTGTTTAGCAGATGCGAACTGTTCTGTTGAAAAAGCGCGTGAGCAATTGCTCAATACGATTGCACAGCAACAAAATCCTGAGCCATCCAATAAAGATAATGCGCATATTTACGCAGGAAACGGCAATATCGTCGGTGACAGTGTGCGCGCCTCTGTGATGGCGCGTGCGGGTTATCAGGATTATGAAAAAGATAACGCCTATAACAGCATGACACTGCGTGAGTTAGCACGCGCATCACTGACGGAGCGTGGTGTTGGTGTGGCTACGTATAATCCGATGCAAATGATTGGTATGGCCTTTACGCACAGCACCTCTGATTTCGGTAATATCCTGCTGGATGTCGCGAATAAAGCGATTTTGCTTGGTTGGGAAGAAAATGATGAAACCTTTGGAAAATGGACGAAAAAAGGACAACTCAGTGACTTTAAAACTGCACATCGTGTTGGTTTAGGTGCGTTCCCTTCATTACGTAAAGTGCGTGAAGGCGCTGAGTATAAATACGTTACGTTGAACGATAAAGGCGAAACCATCGCGCTGGCAACTTACGGTGAATTATTCAGTATTAGCCGTCAAGCTATTATCAATGATGACATGAATATGTTGACGGATGTACCAAAGAAATTAGGTGAAGCAGCGAAAGCCACCATCGGTGATTTGGTGTATGCGGTGCTTGTCGACAATGAAAAAATGAGCGATAAAAAAGCGCTGTTTAGTGCCGATCATAAAAACATACTCACGGGCGGGATGGATGTAGAAACCATCAGTGCAGGTCGTACTGCTATGCGTCAACAGAAAGAAGGTGAACGTACACTCAATATTCGACCGGCATTTATGTTGGTACCGACCACACTGGAAACACAAGCAACCCAAGTGGTTAAATCAGGTAGCGTGAAAGGTGCGGATGTTAATTCTAATATTATTAACCCAATCCGTGATTTAGCGGAAATTATCGCTGAACCTCGTTTAGATGATGCGAGTGAAAAAGATTGGTATATGGCATCACGCCAAGGTAGTGACACCATTGAGGTAGCGTACTTAAACGGAATTGATGTGCCGTATATTGACCAACTTGAAGGCTTTACTTCCGACGGTGTCACCACCAAGGTGCGTATTGATGCGGGTATAGCACCGGTTGATTATCGTGGTCTGCTGAAAGTGACGGGTAAGTAAGACGTCTTTTTTCTTCGTTTTATCCTGATGCCCTGATGGGCTTTTTTTATATCTAAAATCCGGTGCTTCGGCATCGGAAGGAGTTTTTATGGCTAAAAATTATGTACAACAGGGTGGCACAATTGCAATTGCCAACAACACAAAAGAGATCATTAAAAGTGGTCAATTGGTACACGTTGGCGCGGTTGCTTGTGTTGCGATCACGGATATTCAACCTAACGAAACAGGTGATGGTTTTGCAGAAGGTGTTTTCTTACTGAACAAGAAAACGGGAATTGCCTTAAAAGCGGGAGTAGTGGCCTCTGTTAAAGACAATGTTGTGGTGGATACTGGTGGTACACCTGCCGGTGTGGTTTGGGATGATGCGGATGCATCGAGTGAACATGTCACGATTAAACTCAATGTCTTTGTGCCATCAGCGGGTACCCCTCAAGGTTAAGGCAACATAGATGAATCCATTTGAACACTTAATAAAAAGAATGGATAACGCGACCACTGAGCGGATGGGGGTTCCCATCCGTATAAATGGTGTTTTTTATCAAGCACTCGAATCTCACTTTATCCCTGAATTGGGACCGATGAGTGGTGACGGGGTGAGCTATGTTGTTTTTTCTTCAACATATCACCCTAAGCGCAGTGACGCCGTAGAAATTGAGGGGGAAGCCTATCAAGTCACTCGACACCAAAAGTTTAATGGGAAACCACATATTTGGATCAAATAGGTGGGTGATATGAAAGGGTTAGCGCAAGCCATTAAAAACCTGAATAGCATTAATGATGAAATGGTCCCGAAAGCAACGGCAATGGCGATTAACCGTGTTGCTCGCCGTGTTATTAGCCATAGTGTTAAACGGGTTTCAGCCGAAACCAAAGTACCTCAACGCCTGATCCGTCAACGTGTTCGACTTAGTCGAGCGAGCAGTCGCTATAAAACGCCTCGCGCTCGATTAGTCATAAATCGGGGTAATTTACCGGCCATTGCCCTAGGTAATGCGCGCGTTCAGCTATCAAGAAAACGAGGTAATCAGAAAGGCGCTGGAAGTGTTTTGAAGGTGGGGAGATTTTCTTTTCCTCATGCTTTTATTCAACAGCTCGATAATGGACGCTGGCACATTCTTCAGCGAGTTGGGGAAAGTCGTTATCCCATCGAAGTAGTTAAAATACCACTCGTCACACCGCTAACAACAGCTTACACCGAAGAGTCAGAGAAACTGCTTCAATCAGATATGCCTAAAGAAATGGCGTCGGCCTTAAAGCAACAGTTACGGCTTTATATAAAAGGGAGGGTTTGGTGATCAAACATACACAGATCCGACATGCAATTAAAGAGGCGATTGAGCCTCATGCCAATGGGGTGACAGTCTTTGATGGTCGCCCTTTTTTTGTGGATGAAAACGACTTTCCAGCCATTGCGGTGTACATCACCGATGCTATTTCAACAGGTGAAAATCTCGATGAAGATAGTTGGCAAGCAATTGTTCACATAGAAGTTTTTCTCAGTGCGAATAACCCTGATGCTGAGTTAGATAAATGGGTTGAAGCCGTGATTTATCCTGCGCTGACCTCCATTCCCGCACTGTCCGAGCTTATCGAGAATATGACCCCTAACGGCTACGACTACCATCGTGATGAAGAAATGGGGTTGTGGGGGTCGGTCGATCTCCATTATCAAATTAATTATTCAATGTAAAAGGGATCATTATGCCTACACCAAACCCATTGGCACCCGTAAAGGGTGCTGGTACCACGCTTTGGATTTATAGCGGTACCGAAGACCCATTAAAAGATCCGTTTACTGATACGGATTGGACACGACTGGCGAAAATTAAAGAGCTACAGCCGGGTGAAATTACCGCAGACAGTTATGACGATACCTATCTTGATGACGAAGATGCGGACTGGAAAGCCACTGCTCAGGGGGAAAAATCAGCGGGTGAGGCCAACATCACGCTGGCATGGAAACCGGGTGAACAAGGTCAAAAAGATCTGGTTGATTGGTTCCAACTAGGGGATGTTCGTCACTACCGCATTCGTTACCCCAATGGGGCCGTCGATATTTATCGAGGTTGGGTTAGTTCGCTTGGAAAAACGGTACCTGCGAAAGAAGTGATCACTCGTACCATTAAGATCACCAACAGTGGCCGTCCTGCGCTTGCAGAAGAAATTAAATCAGCGTCAGAGCAAGGAAAAAGTGCGCCCGTTATTAAAAAAGATAATGAATAAAAGGTAATAATATGTTTTTAAAGAAAAAAGAATTTACTTATAGTGATAACACTATTGAGTTGTTTGAGTTATCAGCATTACAGCGTATTGAATACTTTGATTTTTTGGTCGAACAATCTCAAAAAAACGAAGATGTTGAAAAGGCTGAAGGCATAAAAAAAACAGCACTCATTATTCGTGCAAACACAGAATCGAATGCCTGGTTAGTGTCTCGATCATTAGCACACGGTGAAACGCGTGATATTGAGCAGGTTTATCATGAAGTGCTTTCGCAGTGGCCACCAGAGGCGCTTGGCAAAGCAGCAAAAGAAGTCCTGGTCATTAGCGGGATGGCACAAACTGAAAACACGGAAAGCGAAAACCATCAAGGTGATGTTCAGGCAGAGCCACTGGAAAAGTAGTTGCCCGTGAACATCAATTTATTCTGCGCTTATCACATGAATTTAAACGTGCTGATTGGCGCAGAATGCTCAGTGAGATGACAGCGACCGAGCTCGCTGATTGGTTACACTTCTTTAATGAAACTCCCTTCACCATTCAACTTATCGATCATGCTTTTTCTGGTCTTAATTTCACGGTTGCCAGTGTTTTTGGTGGTGGTAAAGACTTATCACCAGAGGATTTTAGTGTGTTGTTACGTAAACCTGTTGTTGATATGGACGATGAAACCATGATGGCGGTAAGTGAAGGGATAGCGGGCGGAATACGATATGAGCCAACAAATAGCGGATCTAACGATTAATTTAGGGGCTGAAACAGCCGATTTTAAAGAGCAAATGGGGCGAGTAGAACGTCAGCTCCAAGAAACCGCAGAAAAAGCCGAAGCCAGTCAACGACGCATGGCTCAACTGGTTGAACAACAAGCGCAATCTGCTCGCAGTTCAGCAGAGAGTACCGCGCAGTCTCTTCAGGAACTTAACAATCAACAAGAAATTACTCAACAACAACGAGCAGAGTATTACCAACGCATTGCGCAAGAAGAAGCGCGCTCAGCTATTGAATCACGCAAACAAGCTGATGCTTTTTTAGAGCAAGCTCAAAGTGTTGGGCAAACGAGAGATGCACTTGAACAACTCACAGAGGTTTTAAATAAATCAACAAAGGCTTATAACAAGCTAAAAATTACAGGTGAGCAGTTCGCTGAAATTCAGAATGTCACTAAATCAAGAATAAAGGCGATACAAGATCAACAAGATGCAAATACTGAAAAATATTTTAAGCAGATTGAAGCAGTTAAAGGACTTTCTGGAGGAACGTCGGCATTAAGAACCATTCAAGCTCAGCTTAATCAAGAGGTAAAAAAGGGCACTATCCATCAACAAGACTATCGGACACTGATTTCTGCCATTACCTCAGAGTCAATGAAGTTGCGCCGAGAAGAAGAGTCTCTAACGCAACAAAAAACGCGATTTATTCAGCGACTAAAAGAGCAAATTGCTACTCAAAACTTAAGTCGTGAACAGATGTTGCGTTATCAAGCCTCTCAACTTGGTGTCAGTTCTTCAGCAGAAATTTATATTCGTCGATTATCTGAATCGAGCAAAGAAACCAAAGAGTTTGATAAAAACAGCAAGTCATTAGCTGGTCGTCTTCAGGGTATTGCCAACTCATTTAATATGGGCTCATTGGTTCGTGGTGGTATCTGGGGAGGAATTACGGCAGGTTTAACAGGCGTTGCAAAGCTAGCCTATGATGCAGAAAGAGAATTTTCTCAGTTTAATAAACAACTGATTTTAACCGGTAACTACGCCAATAAATCTGCGAGCCAATTAAACGAAATGGCGCGAACCCTAGCGGGTGGCGGGATTACGCGTGGTGAAATGGCATTATCCATTTCAAGTGTCGTCGGTACTGGCGTATTTTCGAATAATGAGATTTCTCGTGTTTCAAAAGCGGCCGCACAGATGAATTACATCACAGGCCAGGCGATTGATACCACTATTGATCAGTTTAAACGTCTGCAAGATGAACCGCTTCAAATGTCGCTTGAATTAGAAAAAGCGAATCATCACCTCACTGCATCCCAATTAGAACAAATTCGAACACTCGAATTGCAAGGTAATAAAACCGAAGCAGCTAAACTGGCGATTGATGCTTATGCACAATCTATTAATGATGGTGCCATTGAGATCCCCAACAAGTTGGAGGGAATAGAATTAGCCTGGTTCAATATTAAAAAAGCAACAAATGACGCCAAAGATGCCGCATTGAATTATTACCGAACAAGAACATTAAAGGATGAAATCCGTGAGCATGAAGAAATGCTGGTTAATTTTCAGATAAACCCATTTACTGAAAAACTGCATTATGACAAAACAGGTCAAACAATTGATGATGTTAAAGCTCATTTAAAAGAATTGAAAGATCAGGCAGCTGATATTGACCTAAAAAATGCCCAAGCCCAAGCAGAAAAAGACAATGAGCAGTTTAAAGTTAACCAAATTAAAACTCAGGAAAAGTGGAGGAGTTACTTTAGTTGGGAAACTCAAAGGTTACAAAAATTAGCGGAATTAGAAAAAGAAAAACATGCACTAACACAAGAACAGTATGAAGAAGCTAAGGCGATGATTAATTTTCGTTTAAGAGATCGTCAAATGCCGGGTACAGGGAAAGGCAAAAGATACGTTGTGCCAGCTGGTGTTCGTGAAGAAGAAAAAGCCTCTAGAGATTTATTAGCATTACAAGCTCAATTGAAAATCCTTGAAGATCACAAAAGTGCTAATGATGTCATTAGTCAGCAACGTAAAGACTTTCAAAAAGAGCAGGCGCAATTTGCAATCCTAGAAGAAGCGCAGTTGACGCGTCGATTAGATAATGCTGAAAAATCGCTATTAGCAAATAAGGAAAGCATCCTAATTCAAAAGGAAGCGTTAGCGATAGAAGGCGATAAAGTTGCCTTGCAAGAACGTTTAAATAAGATGCAAGATCAGGCTACTAAATATATTGCTCAACAATCGGAAAAACGTAAAGCGATTGAAGAAAGCATGGGTAAATCAGCAAGAGAGCAACAACGTTACTTGGAACGCGCTCAACTTCTTGCGGGACAAAAAGAGAACCCACAGCTAAATAATATGTTAGCTGAGCAACAGAAAACATGGGAAATTGAAGATCAAAAACGAGCCAATTGGCTAAAAGGAGCTGAAACAGCTTGGGGTAACTATAAAGACACGGCTCTTGATGTTAATACTCAAATACAAAATGCTACCTCTATGGCGCTTAATGGATTTAGTAGCCAGTTAACCAACGTATTATTTGAAGGTGAAGCCAATTTCAAAGACTTTACGAAATCGATTCTTAAGATGCTAACGGATATTTTAATTAAAATGTCATTAGTTAAAGGAATAGAGGCGATGGGCTTTGGTTTTGGCGCTCCAGTCGCGAATGCTAACGGTGGTGTTTACAACTCAGCCAGCCTAAATGCTTACAGTGGACAGATTGTTCATAAACCTACCATGTTTGCGTTTGCAAAAGGTGCAGGGTTGATGGGAGAGGCTGGGCCAGAAGGCATTTTCCCTTTGCGCCGTGGTGCTGATGGGAAGCTGGGCGTTATTGCGAAAATGCCCAATCAGGGAGGAGGCGTTACCCAGCATTATCACATTACTATACAAAATGATGGTAGTAATGGTCAGATAGGGCCTGAAGCATTGAAAAAAGTTTATGAAATTAGTAAGCGAGGGGCTCAGGACTATATTATGAGCCAACGTCGTGATGGTGGAGCTATGTAGATGGAAACATTTAAATGGAAAGTCAAACCCGATATGAAAAAGGAGTTTGAGCCTCGGGTAAAATCAGTGAAATTTAGCGACGGCTATGAACAGCGTCGCCCTGATGGTATTAATAATAATCTAAAAAAGTACAATGTAACATTGATCTATATAAATAGTGAAAGCGTGCATATTGAAACATTTTTAGAAAAACATGCTGGTGTTACTGCATTTTTATGGAAGCCACCTCACCAATCAGGCTTAATTAAGGTAATATGTCGAAAATGGTCGTCTTCAGTTGGGATGATTAGAACTGAAATAACGGCTGAGTTTGAGCAAATCGTATTTTAATTAGTGCAAATCTCTTAGGGAGATTTTCGTTTACTTCATTTTAAGTCCAGCGCAAGCTAATATAAGGTAAATTAATCTAATATTAGGGTAGATAATGAAAGGTTTCGGAAGAATTTTATTGATTGTCGGCATTATAGCAGCGTTTGCTTCTTTCAATATGGATGTCAGTGTTCCCACTGGCTATGGTTCACGCGTAAATAACATTGGTTTAATGTCAGATAAGCAAAACTACATTTTAATTAGCTGTTTTATGATTTTTTGTGGATTAATGATGGTGGTGTTTAGTGGTCGAAAGCAACAGCCTCACGACACAACTAATTCTACAAGTGTATTATATGTAAGATGTCCATACTGTGCTGAAGATATACGCCCAGAAGCTATAAAATGTAAACATTGTGGTAGTGATTTATCGAGTAAAAAGAAGGATGAAAAAAACATTACCACAGTCACTCCTTCAGAGATTGTTATCAAATTAAAAGATAACTACATGATAGATGAGGATGGGGTTAAGAAATTCGTTTCATTTCTCTCTGAGAAATATAATAACAATAAAGAACTATTATGTTTATCTGAAAGTGATATTAATAAAATGATGGAAGCTATCCCAGAAGAAGTTCATGAATCATTTAAGAGAAAATTAAAACATTTTATTCATGAATTAAATAAGTAGTCTCAATCAGTCAATTATAACCCGCTTCGGCGGGTTTTTTATTGGAGCTAATATGCAACATATTCCTCCTGAAATGCGAATTAGTATTACCGAACTCTCCTCCACTGATGTCTTACTTGAACTTTACGAATTTGATTTAACCAAAATAGGCGGTATTCGGTACCGCTTTTTTGATGGACTCAATCAGCGTAAAGAGCCGTTAATCTGGCAAGGAAACACCTATGAGCCTTACCCCGTGAAAGGTGAAGGCTTTTCTTTTAATGGCAAAGGCCCCTCAGGGCGACCCACTATTACATTGTCGAATTTATTTGGATTGATTACAGGGATTGCCAGTCAATTAGATAGTGCAATCGGTGGGCTGGTGGTACGACGCATTGTCAGCACTCAATTTTTAGATGCAGTAAATTTTCCTCAAGGCAATCCTAATGCCGACCCATCACAAGAAATTGTGACACGTTGGATCATTGAGCAGATGACCAGTTTAAATTCAGTAACAGCTACCTTTATGTTAGCCACACCGAGTGAGACTGACGGATTAATGCTGCCTGGGCGTGCTATTTTGTCTGATATCTGTAATTTTTGTTATCGCTCAGAAGAGTGTGGTTACAAAGGCCCCCCTGTTGCTGACGAATGGGGAAAGCCAACCACTGATCCACTAAAAGACAAATGTGGCAAACGTCTTAGTGACTGTAAGTTACGAAAAAACGAATCACGTATAGGCGCGTTTGTCTCCACTTCCCGTATTGGTAATAATTAACTCCCTCCTAAGGTGTTTCTTATGATAGAGCAAGCAATTTTGGCGCATGCGAAAGAGCAAGCGCCATCGGAGGCATGTGGCTTATTGGTAAGTACCGCACAGGGTGAACAGTATTTACCTTGTGTTAATCAGCACGCTGATCCGAAAAACTATTTCACGATTTCTTTTGATGATTTTATTCGAGCCGAACAGCAGGGCGAGGTGATAGCCGTTGTACACAGTCACCCTGATGGTCAACCTTATCTCAGCACCTTAGATCGACAACTGCAGGTGAACAGTGCATTGCCGTGGTGGGTGGTTTGTGATGAAAAAATTCATTGTTATCAGCCAGTATCTCATCTATTAGGTCGCCATTTTATTCATGGCTCAACCGACTGTTATGGGTTGTTTCGTGATGCTTATCATTTGGCAGGACATGATCTGCCTGATTTTGAGCGACATGATAATTGGTGGCGCCAAGGTAAAGAACTGTACCTAGACAATATGATAAGCAGTGGTTTTCGGCAGGTAAAAAAAGAAGCGCAACCCGGCGATATTATTTTGTGTTGCTATGCCAGCTCTCGTGCCAATCACGCGGGGATTTATTTAGGCAATCAAACGATTTTACATCACATTCCAAACCAACTTAGCAAACGCGAGGAGTATAACGAACGATGGCAACGAATGACGCACTCAATTTGGCGTTACCGCGATTGGCAACCTTCCGACTTTACGGGGATTTGCAACGATTTGGACGTCGCTTTGATTTAAATGTGAATACTGCTTCTGAAGGTCTTCACGCGCTTTTTATTCAACTTCCAGCATTACGCTTAGCTATTCGTGATGGTTGGTATCAAGTGCGCATTGCGGGTACTGATATTTCCCCACAAGACATTAACCAAAGATTCAATGAAACCTTACCTGATAATGCAGTAGTTCATATTGTGCCGAAATTATCAGGGGCTAAAAATGTCGGTGTTTTTCAATTTATTGCAGGTGCTGCTTTATTTTCATTGGGATGGTGGGGGCCAGCGTGGATCTCCGCAACAGTAGCGACTTCTTTGATGGCGGGTGGTGCAGCTATGATGATTGGTGGTGTCGCTCAAATGCTGATCCCGTCTCCAAAACCTCCCAATCTATCTCGTGGTGATGAAGAAAAAGGCAATACTTATTTTAGCAATCTTGATAATGCCGTTGCACAAGGAATGCCGGTGCCCATTGCCTACGGCGAAATTATGTGTGGTTCACGCGTCATTTCACAATCTGTTGAAATTATGGATGACAGTGATGGCGAAGATATCGATGCCGGCAAACACGGTGGTTAAGAGGAGCTTGTATTATGGGTAAAGGTGGTGGCGGTCAAAGAACACCGTATGAGGCACCAAACGATTTAACATCACGACAAAAAGCCTCATTAATTGATTTAATCAGTGAGGGACCGATTGAAGGTCCTATTCATATTCAAGGCTCGATGGATGATTTAGGGTGCATTTATTTAGATGATACGCCGGTGATAGATGGATCTGGCAATAGCACGATTAATGGAATGTATGCACAATGGCGGGCGGGTACCTTAGAGCAACCGGCAATGAGTGGTTTTACCGCGTCTGCGAATGAAGTGCCAGTGGGGATTGAGGTTAAATATAATTCCCCTGTCACTCGCACTATCACCTCGCCCAATATTGACCGCTTACGCCTAACCTTTGGTACGCAATCACTGGTTGAAACCAAAGATAATGGTGATCGAGTACCTACATCTGTTCAATTACAGATCCAAATCCAGCGCAATGGGGTATGGATAACAGAGAAAAACGTCACGATTAAGGGTAAACGCTCTAACTCTCCGTACTTGATGGCGGTTATTTTAGATGATTTACCCCCAGTTCCGTTCAGTGTGCGCATGATCCGTATCACTCAAGACAGCACTTCTGACAAAATTCAAAATAATACCGTTTGGTCGAGTTATTCTGAGTTAGTGGATATTTCACAAACCTATCCGGGTTCTGCTGTTGCAGGATTAATGTTTGATAGTGAGCAGTTTGGCAATAAATTTCCGCGCCGTAATTATTTAATTAAAGGGCGTATTATTCAGGTGCCGAGTAATTATGATCCAGATAAACGAATTTATTCTGGGATTTGGGACGGTACCTTTAAACCGGCATTTACCAATAATCCAGCATGGGTATTATGGGATTTGTTAACTCATCCTCGTTATGGCATGGGGAAACGCCTCAATATTAGTGAGGTTGATAAATTCGCCTTATATGCGATAGGACGTTATTGTGATGAACAGGTTGATGATGGTTTTGGAGGAAAAGAGCCACGTATAACCTGTAATGCTTACATTACGGATATGCGTAAAGCCTATGATGTGATGGCAGATATGTGTGCCATGATGCGCATTATGCCAGTCTGGAACGGACGAACATTAACCTTTATTCAAGACAGACCGTCTGATGTAGTATGGCCTTATACTAATGCCAACGTAATTGATGGCAACTTCCAATACAGCTTTAGCGCATTAAAATCGCGTCACACCGCCGTCGAAGTTCGTTTTATTGATCCAAACAATGGTTGGAAAACCAGTGTTGAGCTAGTTGAAGATGATGCTAGCATAGCGCGCTTTGGACGCAATGTGATGCGCGTCGATGCATTTGGTTGTACTAGCAGAGGTCAGGCTCATCGTCATGGTCTTTGGTTGTTAACTACTGAGAAATTAGAAACTCAAACGGTTGAATTTAATATCGGTAGTGAGGGGCTACGTCATATGCCGGGTGATATTATCGAAATTGCTGATAATTATTACGCGGATAATCAAATTGGTGGACGTCTAACACATATTGATTATGCCTCTCAAACATTAACCTTAGATCGCAATATCGACACACCCAAAAGCGGTAAATCAAGCGTCACACTCATCAATGCTCAAGGTGATCCTCAATCTTATGAAGTGGTGAGCTATCCCGCATCTAATCAAATAAAGCTGGATACTTTACCGTTAGGGTTACAAGAAGGCGGAATCTGGACATTAACACTTCCATCTTTACGTCGGCGATTATTTCGTGCTATTAGCTTGTCTGATAATGGTGATGGTAGTTTTACGGTTATCGCTGTGCAACACGCGCCAGAAAAAGAGGCTGTTGTTGATAAAGGAGCTAAATTTGAACCAAAACCTGATACGCCACTGGGTGGATTTATTCCACCGGTTGAAAACCTTTCTGTGGATATCGAATCAGATACAAGTGCATGGCAAGTAGAAGCCAATTGGAATACACCTTATTCCAGTCGAGGGGTAGATTTTTTATTAAAACTAACCACTGGTGATCGCATTGTCGGCACCGCCTCAACCACGGATACGATATATCGTTTTGGTGGTTTACCTCAGGGGAATTATGTTTTATCCGTCCTGCCTCAAAATGATCGGAAACAAAAAGGCGAGGTGGCCACAACTTCATTTGCGATTAATCCACCATTACCACCCAGTTATATTGAGGTTGAGTCGGGCTATTTTAGTTTAGGGATTATTCCGCGATCTGGTGGTCAAAATAGCTTACGAGCACAGTATGAGTTTTGGTTTTCAGAAAAACAGATCACGGATATTCGTGATGTGGAAAATCGTGCTGAGTATTTAGGTATTAGCTCTATGTGGGTTATACAAGGACGTAACCTAAAGGCAGGACATACCTATTATATTTATGTTCGTAGTATAAACGCTGTAGGGCATTCAGAATTTGTGGAAGGAATAGGGCAACCAGAAAGTCACACTAGCGAAATACTAGATAATTTAGATAAAGAATTACAGGAAACGCAAGCATGGCGGAAGCTTAATGAAAAAGTTGAATGGAATGAAAATACAATAAAAAGGGTAGGTTATAATGAATATAATTTATCTCAAAAGTTTGAAAAATACAGTAAACAGACAGAAAAAACGATTAATGAGATCCGAACACAGATAGAAAATACGGAAGCTGATATTATTACTCAAAAGGAAGCAATTTCTTCTATCAAACAAGCTCAATCAAGTTATCAACAACAAGTCCAAGCTAAAATTAATCAGCAGTCAGGTATTCTCAATCAAAAGATGAATGCACAATTTACACAATCAGGAGGATATGCTCGGCATTCAATAAATATTACTATCGTCCATAATGGAATTAGATATAATGCAGCTGGTTTTATTGTTAGTGCCGAAATAAAAAATAAAAAAATAAACTCTTATATTGGATTTAATGCCAATAACTTTGCATTTTATAATCCCAAAAATAACCGAATGGAACTGTTTATGTCTGCTAAAAACGGACAATTTTTTATTCGAGATGCATTAATTGATAAAGCCATGATCAGAAAACTCGCGTTATCAGAGGCTATTACTTCCAATAATTATTCTCCCGAAAAGTCAGGCTTTATTCTTGATGTGAAAAATAACAAATTAGAAATATATGGTGGTAATGGGGGAACAACATTAACCAATCAAAATTTATATGTAAAAGACGAAACTGGGTATAACGTTGTTATTATTGGTGATATCACAAATGAGCGATAATTATGGCATGGTAATCAAATCTAAAAAATATGGAATTAATTTATTAAATACATCCGATAGAGTCGGCCGAATTGTTGGTTGGCATGATATTACTCCTATACCACTTATGACTAAAAAAACCTTTAGTTATGACCATTCTGATCTAAATAAATATGGAGAAGTATTTGCTTGGTTTGGGACTTCCTTTATGAGAGGGTTAGCCGGAGATGTTACTTTAAATATTAATAAAGGGGTAATTATTCTTGAACTAGATAATGTTTATAGAAATGGCTTAATCGATATATATGATGACATCATTAGGTTATATTATGGAGTATATTGATGGGTAAATATGGCATTATTATAAAAGGAAAGGATCGCCATGTTCAAATAGATAGTTTTAATACAGTTATGAGCTGTATTAGAAAGCAGACTGTTGTAATGAAAGGCGGGATAGTATCTGGAAATCAAGGATATTATACTGAATTACCAAACACCCCACATTCATCTACAAAGTTATTTGCTGTATCACCTAACAATGTTTTTGTTAAAGTTATTGGGGGAGCCATAAAAGGAAGTGACAAAAATATTCAGCTATCCCAACCTTATGATGACTCTTCGGGTAGTGTTGATGTGTTTGAATTTGGTGATTTTCCGAATAATATTTTTAAAGAAAAATATGGAGTCGTTATAAAAAATAGTAGTACAAAACAGACTGTTTATAACTCTAATTGGGGGGTGTTAAAAATAGTAGGATATTTTATTGCATCATGGAAAGAAGATATTGATTATCAATTACCAAATATAAAAGATTTAGCTTTCGTTTTTGGTGGCGGAATGGGAGGAATATGGGAGGATGGATTTGAAGGGGCTTGGATGGATACTTTTATTAAAAGAGTGGGAAATACGTTACAAGTAAGATATAAAGAAGCTGTTCTTTGGAGCACAGGCAGTGCAAATCGTGATTTATCTAGATTTCCATCTACTTGCTTAATAATAGATGTGAGCGATATTAAGAAGGTATTATGAAAAAAATAATTTTATTATCTATTGCGGTATTTATTTCAGGCTGTGTTGATAGAAAACCTATAAATTATCAGACAGTGGAGTGTGTTGGTTTAATTAAAATTCAGACTATTGAAAAATATCAGAGTTTTAAATTAAGTCGCTATAATAATGATAATAATATGTATTTCGGATACGGTAAAGCAGGTTTATGGCAAGGCGGTTGGGTTCACCCTGATATGTTTGACAAAATATATTGCAAAGATAATTCACCTATAAAAAAATAAATTTAGGAAATAAATCATGATATACACAACAGGCGCTGTTAGCACAGTGTCAGGGGTTGCTATTGTCTCTGGCACAGGTACCAAATGGACAGTTAATAATCCCGCTATTGCATCAGATACGATGTATTAGATTTAGTCTATCAAATAACGTTGTTGATACAGAAACGCCTTGGCGAACTTTGTGGAGCTCAAATAATACAACGGTAGACAGTAACGGCTTTATCAAAAGAGCATCTCCAATCATAGACATCAACCCCGACGGCACATTCATCACTAACGACGAATCAGAAGGTGCTACAGTTACTCGAGTAGAACAGGGTGAATATCTTATTGAAGGTGTGCTCGGCTTTAACTCAGATGCAGGATGAGGTGGTGTTGAAATTCTACTCGATATTAATAAACAGTTGTTGATATGGGTAGACTCTGAAGTTATGGAGGACGGTTCTATCCTCGTGAGAACGTATCATCGAACTCATCCTAACGCAGCTAATTCGCCCGTAATGATATTGACGGCTATAAGGACAGCGACCCAATTGATATCCTTGGTGGTCGTTTCATTTCCGTTCGCGTACAGATGCCAGAGCAATCAATCTATAACGTGAGAATGCGTGAGATGGAAGAGGCGCAGAAAGCGGAAGAAGGAGTGAAGTCTCAATTCGGACTTGGTGAAAGTGGTGAGTCGCTTTGATAGTTACTTATGTTGCCTCGGATTAAAATCTCTGCTATTACACAGAGGTTTATATATGAACCAATAGTTTGTTTTATGCTAAGATCTGAAATCTCAGAATTGTAATCATATTTAATTTTAATTATTACATCTGTATTTGATGTGTTTTCATCATATCCACGGTGGAGTATTATTATTTCTTTATTGAAAATGTAGTATTTTTTTAGTGAGTGTGGTTCGTAAGCGTTATCAAAAATAGCACAAGAGGCTTCTATGGGAGAACGAGATTTTTCGCTTTTTTATTTTGCAACTATCGATAGGTCTTATTTCCTTGATAAGCACACTTTTTATGTTGCTGAAGCCAGAAAGCGTCTATTTGCTCAGTTTAGTGATTCATATCTTGAAGCTGAAGCTCTGCAAAAAGAACAAGATTATTATGAGGCAGCAGGTAAGTGTTTTGACCCCGATTATGATGATGAAGGGGGTATTTGGGAACGGGCTCATGATGAAGGAATTTCACATTGGATTGCTCTCAGTGATATGAAAAATACAGTTTCACTTGCTCTGACAGCGGGAATGTTTCATCAGTTTGATAAGGAACTTCGCGAGAAGTGTATCCGTGAATTTAGCCACTGGATCGACACTAAAATCGTAACATCAATGATTTGGGATATTGGCTTCCCAAGATTAATTGAAATTCTAGAATGGATTGGCATGGATATAACTAGTAAGACTTATTACGAGAAAATCGATGCTTGCCGTCAAGTCGTTAATGTTTATAAGCATGGTGATGGTCATGCTCATCGGGAACTTTCCGCTACGCATCCCGAGTATTATCAGAATTTCAATATTCTAGCAGGCTACCAGTTCAGTCTGGGTCATGAGCAACTTGAAGTTACAGAAACACAGTTTATTGAGTTTGCAGATGCGATTACTGCTTTTTGGAATGATATTCCAATATACTGTATGCGTTCTGCTATTCGGAAAACTCCGAAATGGATAGATCTCGAATACAGAAAGCATGAGAAGAAAATTAAAAATCTTAGCTAATTAGTAAAACGATTAGCATCATTGATCCGATGTCAGATACTAAATGTATGCAAAATAACTAGGTTTAGATATGCACTAAATAAACTATTTTCTTATTAATATCCGGATTACTATAGTCCATAGCATTCAGGGGTTGAATTGTAGATGTTTTTATGACATTGGTAGACTAAATTTCTATTGTATTTTTCTAATTCATTTAGATCATTATTTATATGTTCATAATATATAGTATTATTATTGTTTTTATATTGTTCATAGATAGTTCTTGGTGTGTTGATTGGAGAAAATAATTTAATATCAGCGAAGATATACCTTATAAAGCATTTTGAATTTATGTTAAAGTCCCAAGACGTTAGTTGGTCTTCTGGAAAAGGGATGCTGTAACCTCGGTCAGAAAGTAAACATGATTTCTCATCAAAGGTATATAAATAGATTGTTTTGAGTAAATTTTTATCCTCGAAAAGAGATTTTACACTCTGTTCAAATATATTAAATTGATTTTTTTCAAATTGAATAAGTAAAAGAAAGATTATAGATAACCACTCTTTATATTTTCTTTCTGTAATACCTAGTTTTTGGCAAATATGTTGTTGATGAGGTTTTCTACCGTTAAGTATACGCTCATAATTTTTATAATGTATTAAATCTGTTGGATGCATATTTCTTAATGATGAATATGTGTTTAGTATTTTGTTTATTGAATATGGGTTTCTTATAAAATTTAATGTTTTTGATAAAAAAATATTTACTATTTCACTTTTTATATCTTTATTTTTATTTTTTAATTTTATAATTAAGTTATCACTATGTTTTTTTATATCAGTTTCATATTTATTAAATAATTTTTCAAAGTTATGTCTAGTATTATCTTTCTCTAAAACATCAAAGCTAAAAATATCATTCAAACTAAGTGTGTTTGAAATTTTAAAACCATTTAAAGAATCAAGTTTTATAGAATACGATTCACGATCTATCAAACTAAATGAGTAAATTTTTTTATTTTTATCTTTATCAAAAGGATTAATTGCATTCAGTCTCTGTTCAGTTTGAGATATAAAGTGCTGATTTTTTGTTAGATCAATTAAATTCATAATAAACCTCTAATGGTCAGGGTATGTTTACAAAACTATTAAATTATAATTTATTTATATAAGTGATTAATTAAATTTTTAATAAAATACTATAACTTTTTTATACTTGTATGCCTACTCACCTTAACATCAATTGCGAAATAAGAAATCTCTTACAAAAGATATATGATAATAGTTTAGCAATACAGATATCTAAAGCTTTTTCCTATTGTCAATTGGAGTAGTTGAAGTGGTGGCTACGATGACTAGATACTTATCTTAAATGGTTACCTAGTCATTATTTTATTATTATGAGTCAAAATCTAAATCATTACATTTCTCATTTGATATGTTTTGATTGTTTATTGACCCACTTGTGATAAATTTTCTACGCTTAACTGGATTTGATGTGTAATTAAAGTTTGCACTTTTTATAGTGTGTACTTCGACAGTTTTGAGCTCTATTTCTAAGGATGGTTCTCGCTCATCTTTATTTTTTGTATCACTATCATATAAGGGAGCGGTTTTTTTTAATTCATTTTTTTGAATCACACAAATGTCTAATTCATCGTCATTTTCATCATATTGTTGCCAGTAATTAACATAACACTCTTCTTTAGCTGGTAGTTCTAAATATTTTACACGGGAAGCTTTGTGGAATAAAACAACATTAAAATTCGAGAGAGTATCTGATGCTGATTGTTGTACCGATGGATATAGGATACCATCGAGATTAAGTTCAGGTGAATTTGCTAGGTACTCGGCAATTACCTGAGTTGGGATATAACTGAACTCTTCTTCACCTGGAAGAACGGGATTCACAATTTTATTGGTCAAGGTTCGAAGAAAGGTGATTTGCTCTCGTTTCATAATGTAGTCGGGGTCAAGCATACTGCCACTTTCCCAAGCGGTTTTTAACGCTTTAAGATTCAACAGTTTTAGTGGGCGTATGATGCGAAATTTTGCAGATATCACTTCACTACCGACAGGTGGGCGAATTTCTGAAATTGCCGTTGAGACAGAACTAGCGCCGTAGAATACTGATATGCCTCTGGCACTCATGCGGTTAAAGCCGCTGAACTTATAGGGTGGAGGACCGAGCTCTTTATCAGGGATAACTATCATTTGTTCCGATGTCGCTTGATTATTACTCCACCTAGCTCTGTATAAGGAATCAATCTTAGTGCCGGGTCCAGAGTTAACAATTATAGCTTGGCCTCCACCAGCACTCATCCTTTCAATACCACTAAAAATACTGTCTAAGGTGTCCTTTACAGTGTGATTAATATATCTGGACTCAGTTTGAAGTGAGCTGACAAAATTATCCCATATAGTATCTAGATACTCTGTATCTACTTTTTCTCGTTCTATATAATATGATTCAGATGAAAACTCTGTTTCCTCTCCGGTACTATCGTAAATATAGTTTTTATCTTCAATATACTCACGGATGTCATATGCTATTATATCTTCTGTTTCAAGTAATTCTTGGATAATATCATCTATACCATCACCCTTACGTTCCCATTCATATTTACTGCATTTACTCATGGAATATTCTAGGTCTGAAGGTTCAGTTGGTGTGCGAATAAAATGTTCTCTTACAGCTTGTTCTACTATGTCACCTACTGACTCCAAAGAAAAACATGCTCGTATATTATTGCAATAATGGCACTTTTCTTTGTTATTATTAATGTTGATTTTTTCTTGTAGATATGACTCTTTGATACAAGACGAACAAATCCATATTTTATGTTGGTCATCACTACACATAAAGCGCGCCTCTTAAGAAATATAGTTATTACCGTACTATATCAAAATAGCCAAATAAAAGTTCAAATAACTCTAAATTAAAAATAATTAACGAACCTCGTTTACTGTAATGTATTTACATTATATTCATTAAGGTAACCTACATAATGCCTAAACAGCATCGCTGTCCCTTACCTTAGGTTCAATAGATCATCTTCTTGACTGATGTGTTATGTAGAAAATATGTGTCAGCTTTATAAAGGTTTGTATATCTAATACATAGTTATCAAAACCAATAAAAGCATAATGATAATCAACTAGTTATAAAAAGGCATAACTATCGTCTTTTAGGTCTTTGAAGGGTAAATATTCCTTAATAAACAAATAGTTAACAATAGTTGATTTATATAATGCTACGCCACATGGGTTGGACAGAAGCCGCTGATTTAATCATTAAAGGTATGGAAGGCGCGATCGAAGCGAAGACCGTTACTTATGATTTCGAACGTCTAATGGACGGTGCTAAGTTGCTAAAATGTAGCGAGTTCGGTGACGCGATTATTAAACATATGTAATTGTTGATTTGAGAAATAGTTAACGGGAGCTTATTAGTTCCCGTTTGTTTTTTGTACTATAAAATTCTTCCCCAAAACCCCACCAAAACTATTCCCCAAAACAGTACAATTAAAAATATGGATTATCTGAAGTGATTTCTGAGAACAATGCGTGGTGTGTGTATTTAATTGATACTATTCAAGGTAATTCAGCAGAATATGAGCTCTATGTATTTGTGAAGTCTTCTTATCATATTTCACTTCATCCTCAAAAATGGGGAATTCAAATTTATCATAAAGATGTTATTACACACGCTTCAAGCCAAAGACCGCTTAATTTATTAGAGGGAAATAACTTTGTACTCACAGGAAATAATTGGAATGGCGTGAATGTCGGTTTCCCCTGTGCGGTATTAATCATAACAATTGGGCATATTGGGATGATGGATCCGATTAGAGGAAAAACGATTAGAGTAACTCTTTGTGAGCGAGGTAACCGCATTATTCCTCATTTGATGATAGTCTCCGGACAGATGTCAACAACCTCACTAGGTAAGCAGTATTTTTATATTGATGTAAGGGAGTATGGTGGGTGATAGAAGAGTTTAGATAAGTAGAGTTGGATAGTTAGTTGGCTTGTGGCGAAATGGTAAAACTATGGGGGTGAATTCAGTATCTTGATAAGAATGCTATAGGTAAGAAATAGTTACACAATGAAATTTATACTTATAATTGAGGTTATTGAATAATTATTTTAGTAATAGTTGTTATGAATATATGCCATTACTCAAGAATATTAGAGAAAATATTATTGTTCACTTTAAATGTATTGATTTAGTTTTTATTTTGATTGATATGTAGACCCAGGATTATATCTTAAGTATTATAAAATATATTATGTAAATTGAATTTATATTGGATAATGTTAAATGATTGAAAAAATAAGGATTTCTCTTTGGGATATTTTCACTTTTTTTATGACGGGAGTATTTTTTGTTATCATTATTTTGGGATTTATAACTATAAATAACCAATTACCCCAAAAAGAAGTGATTTTTGATTTTTTGATTAAGTTACCAGCAACTTATATCCTTGTTGTGATGCCTATCATATTAATATTGTTAGGATTGTTAATAGAACCAATAGCTAATTTCTTTGAACGTTATATTGGTAAATATTTGTTTTTTTGGATTAAAATAAATGAAGATAAGAGAAAAATAGACAAAGAAACGATGGAAAAATATATAAAAGAAAATAGCTTTGGAGATCTAAATAACAAGATTGAAAACCCTTTCATGATTTGTAAAGAATATGTTGAAACTAAACAGTTAAGTACTACTTTTATGGTTTTTTTATCTAGATATGGCTTTTACCGAAATTGTAGTTTTATTATTTTATTGTTTGGCGTTGTTTGTTTTTTAACTAGTAGTTTTTCATGTATTTCTTTTTTGGGGTTAATTGTAAGCTATTTGAGTAGTGGATTATTAAAAAAAAGAGCAGATGAATTCTATAGTTATCAGGCGACTACAGTTTATAGCGCATTTTTGATTGATAATTTAAATTGGCCATCAAAGAAGTCATCAGAAAATAAATAATTACTCAAAATCTCATTAATAACTAGTAGGACGATAAAAATGGAATTAAAAGGTCTTTTGGAGCGTGGCTATTTTCCCAAAGAGTTACCAAAGCCGTTTATGACAAGATCATTTGCATCACTGATGGATACTTTGTCAGATTACAAGGAACCAGATAAAATTCCAGGTGTTTTTGGTAAGGAAATTGTTAAAAGCTCTAATATACCCGTAGCAAAGGAGGTTTTTTACTCTCTGGCTAGAGTTGGATTGAAGCGTAGACAGTTGAGTATTTGTAACCCAGTTCTATTTTATTTGCTGGCAAGAGAAATAGTAAATAATTGGCAAGAAATTAAACCAGCTGTTTCTGGTTCAAATTTTGCAGCGACTGAGCCTGAATTTAAGAGTGATGGACGAGCAATTAATGGTAAATATTCCCAAAGTCAGAGAGTTGAGTTAGCTAAAAAAAACCGTATTGGCGCAAGATATATTTTAACTACAGATATTAGTCGCTTTTATCATAGTATATATACACACTCTATACCATGGGCATTGCATGGTAAAAATTTGGCTAAAGCTAATCGCCGATTGGACAGCTTAGGCAATAAACTAGATTATCTCGTACGACAAGGGCAGGATGGACAAACGGTAGGGATTCCTATTGGTCCTGATACTTCACTAGTAATTGCTGAATTATTAATGCACAGTGTAGATAAAGAAGTAGCTAAAAAATTCCCACATATTAAAGGCCATCGCTTTATTGATGATTATGAACTTAGTTTTGCTAATCGAGATGAAGCGGAGCGAGCATATCATATTTTAGATGCAAATCTTGCTGAGTTTGAGTTGGCTCTTAACACAAAAAAAACTTATATATCAAAGTTACCTGTTAGATTAGAATCTAATTGGCTTTCTGAGTTAAGACAGTTTCAAATTCGTTCAGATAAAAATACTCAACTAAGCGATCTTGAGTCGTATTTTTCATTAGCATTTGATTTATATAATAAATATACTGATGAATCAGTTCTCCAGTGGGCTATCTCATGTCTTCGTTCTGTGCCAATTAATGAAGAAAATTGGGATTCATTCCAACGATTGCTTATGCTCTGTGTTGCTCCTGAGCCGTCTTGTCTACCTTTTGTGCTTGAACAAATTCTTTTACACAAAAAAAATTTATCTAATGTCAATGTGTTAAAAGATGAACTCACTTTTCTTCTTAATAATATAATTATTAAACATGCTGAATTACGCCATTCTAGCGAAGTTGCAAATGCTCTTTGGGGATGTTTAGCATTCCGTTTAAATGTTAATTCAAATGCTGTAGATAAAATTTCAACATGTAGGGATTCGTGTGTTGCCCTTCTGGCATTAGATTGTGAACAGGAGAATCTATTGGAATCGTCTTTAGATAAAACTCTCTGGGATAATTATTTAAATGCCGACGCCTTATATGGTGATCAATGGCTGTTATCATATGAAATGAGTTTAAAAGGATGGATGAAGCCTAAAAAAAATCAAGATTATGTTGAAAAAGATCCAAACTTTTCATTTTTAAAAGAGAACAATGTGTATTTTTATTTAGAACGTAATAAATGGGATGATGATGAATTATCAATAACTCCATCGCTTATGCCTTATGATAATTATCATCATGATAGTTATCACCCTTTGTTTCGTGGTGCTGATTATTCTATTAGTAAAGAATAGTCTGTAAAATCAATTATTGTGTATGAAAATGGTTTCCCCAAATCCACCTCAACCCAAACTAAAAATCAACCAGTTACGTACAAACCAAGATCACATAAAAATTATCACCTCAATAATTATAATTTATTTAATAAGTTACATAATTATTATGGGTATAATGCTATGCTTCATGGGTTGGACAGAAGCCGCTGACTTAATCATTAAAGGTATGGAAGGCGCAATCGAAGCGAAGACCGTTACTTATGATTTCGAACGTCTAATGGACGGTGCTAAACTGCTGAAATGTAGCGAGTTCGGTGACGCGATTATCAAGCATATGTAATATAATTAGCGTTGCGAATTGATTACGGGAACTTAAGGGTTCCCGTTTTTTATTATGGGCTTTAGCCTGTTTAAGTCGCGTCAGCGTCTTAAATATAAAACCACCCGCTATGCGGGTGGGTATTAAAGGTTATACCAAGAAAAACACCTTTCCGTTACGATATAGATATTCAAGCTAATATTCGTAACTTAAATAAGGAAAGGTATTTATGGGCATTAAAGCACAAAGCTCAGCACATACAAAGTGGCTGTGTAAATACCATATTGTCTTTTCGCCGAAATATAGACGGAAAGTGATTTTTAATAAAATTCGTTCAAGTATAGGAGAGATCCTTCGAGACCTTTGTAAGTATAAAGGAGTAGAAATAATCGAAGGGCATCTAATGCCAGATCATGTTCATATGTTAGTGAGTATTCCACCAAAGATATGCGTATCAAGTTTTATGGGATATTTGAAAGGTAAAAGTTCGTTGATGATCTTTGATAGATCATGCCAATCTCAAATATAAATTTGGCAACAGAAAGTTTTGGGCGGAAGGGTTCTATGCCACAACAGTTGGACTCAATGAAGCCACAATTCAAAAGTATATCAGAGAGCAAGAAAAGTCGGATTTAATCTCGGATAAATTGAGTAGTAAAGAATATGAAAACCCCTTCAAAGGGTAAGCCAAAGTAGCAAAGACACTAAGCTTGAACGAAGAGAAAGCAGCGTCATTTAGGCGCAGTCGGTAACAAGCCCTTATAGGGCAAGAGCAAACCACCCGTTTTACGGGTGGTTATGATTATAGCTTTAGCCAGTTTAAGTCGCATTAGCGTCTTAAACATAAAACTATCGGCTATGCGGGTGGGCATTAAAGATTATACCAAGAAAATTGATCATTACTATGGTATGGGGTGGAAATAGATTTAAAAATAAAGTATATATGTCGGCAATGGGGAATGAAATAAAATCAAACATGGGTAAATATAATGCAAATAGTTATAAAGACAATACATTATGTATTGTCTCTATTTGCTAGAAAAAACATGTTAATTTAAAGACTTATAAACTTTTTACTCTTCACTTTTGGAAGCACTCTTAAAGTATATTTATTAATATATTATAGATATAAATCCATGAACTAAAATTTAATTTATTGAAAAATGTTTAGAATCATATAATAAGATTTTTATCGTTTTTTATTTTTATATGCATAGTTGTAGATAAATTAAAAAATTTCTTTAATAAATTTAATGTATATCACAGATAATATATTTGTTAATTTTATATTTTATATTAACATATACCACCATATCTAATTTTTTATAAAAGGAATTACTTAATGGCGGATGTTAAAGCTCTTGAACTTAAATATAGTCATAATGTTATAGAACATTTAGGTTTAAAGTTGTATCAAAATAGGCCTACAAATGTCCTTGCTGAACTTATATCCAACTCTTGGGATGCAGATGCAACTAGCGTTTGGTTAGATATTCAGCAAGATCATTTGGCTGTATATGATAATGGCGAGGGTATGACTCGTGATGTTTTAATCAATAACTATCTAGTTATAGGTAAAAAGAAAAGGACAGCTGAAAATGTAACACAAAAAACATCCAAAGGACGATGTGTTATGGGACGTAAGGGAATTGGGAAGCTAGCTCCATTCGGTATTGCTCAAAAGTTAACACTTTTTACTATAAGTCGTGACTCAAAATTATGTTATTGGTTTGAAATAGATTTACAAGGCTTACTTTCTGAGTCCGATGAAAATACAGATCAAGAATTCAAATATAAACCGAATATTATCTGTGATGGAGTAGATATTAACGAGCTACCTTTAGATAAAGATAGTCATGGGTATGTAAGAAAACTTCTCGGCCTAATTGATAATGATGTAGGTGGAACATTAATAATAATGGATAACCTTTCTTTGAAAAGAAAAATATCTGAAGAAAGAATATCACAAGCGATAGGGCAAAGATTTACGGTAACTTTATTACGAGATGATTTTTCTGTATTTATTAATGGAGATAAAGTAACAGAAAAACAAGCTTTACCAGATTTTTCATTCAGAATTCCTGATTCTGGATTTATAGATGAAACCGTTAATTTAAATGGTCATGAACGTTCTGTTAGGTATTGGGTTGGTTTTGTAGAGGAGGCAGATTGGCCTCAAGACCAAGCTGGTGTTGGTGTTTATGCACATGGAAAGATTGCACAAGATAGGCCGTTTGTATTTGGGCTAAAAGGGAGAGAAATATCTACTCGTTATATGTATGGTGTAATAGAAGCTGATTGGTTAGATGAATTAAGTGAAGATGTAGTTTCTACTGACAGAACAAGTATAAATTGGGAAAATGATGAAACTGAGCCAATGTATGAATGGGGACGAAATTTAATCGCTGGTTGGATCAATGAGTATAGAAAGCACCAAAAAAATAAGAATGAAGGAAAGGTAATAAAGAAATTAAAAGAGTTACCGCATATTCCGCAAGTAACGGAAGAAGAACGAAATACAATCAAAGATATGATATGTAGCATGAGTCCTAAAATATATAAAGATGAGCAGCTGCAAAATGAAGTATTGTTTCAATTAACTTCAGCATGGACTCATCGACCGACAAGGAACATAATAAAGTCTCTTTGGGATAGAATTAAAAGATCTGAAGGCAATGAACAAGAATTCATCAATACATTGAATGATATTCATAAGCATCTAGTTCCCGAGTCATTATCATTATCTGTTAGTGTATCGCAAAGAATTTACGCATTAACGAAATTGTATGAATTAAGCATAAATGGCAATGAAAATCAGCTTCAAGCATTATTGGAAAGTTTTCCATGGATTCTTGGATCTGATAAAGGAAAAGTATATGCAAATATTCCATTAAAAAAATTAGCGCGCGAAGCAGCTTTAGATGGGGTTTTACCTGCACATGCTGATACTCTAAAGGAGTTGTCAAAGCAACCAAATTCAGGAACGAGGCCCGATTTTGCTTTTTTTAGTGATACGAATAAGTCTATTATAATAGTGGTCGAATTGAAGAGTCCACAATTACCATTAGAAAATGTACATTTACTTCAATTGCTTACATATTATTATTGGTTAACTGCTAATTACCCTAACGCGAAGGTATCAGGGTATTTGATAGGTAAAAATAATGGAAATGCTGTACATTGTGCTGACCCTAATATAAATGTTATGACATGGGATCAAGTTTGTTTGCAGTCAAGAAAAGATTATTTAGAGCTACTAGCTACAATGCTTACAGGTGTAGCTGATTATTCTGGTGATTCACGTTTTGATGATGTAATTGAATTTGGTGGCGATGAAACAAAAGAGCTACTAAAACGTATGGCTGATGCTAATTCTCCTCTAGGTGAGTTTTTTGATAGCGTTGATAGTAAGTTGAGCAAGTAATATGTTGAATACAATAGATTTGTTTTCTGGTGGGGGCGGTTTATCAGAAGGAATGAGACAAGCTGGCTTTAGAATTTTATCAGCCGTAGAGCTTGACCATATAGCTGCGGAGACTTTTAAAACTAATCATAAAGAATCAGTTGTTATTGAAAGAGATATTAGGCATGTTTCAGCATCTGAATTACTGAAACAAAGTGGAATATCCATGGGACAGTTAGATCTTCTGGCAGGATGCCCACCTTGCCAAGGTTTTTCCTCCTTAACTCGCAAATATAATAGAAATGATGAAAGAAATACTTTAATAAAAGAAGTTTCTAGGTTAGTTAAAGACTTAAAGCCCAAAGCTATAATGATTGAAAATGTTCCTGGAATTATGGCTAAGGGAAAAGCATATTTAGCATCATTTATTGATGAATTAGTTTCTATGGGCTATATCGTCAATTATGATGTTTTGCAAGTGGCTGATTATGGTGTTCCTCAAAATCGACGTCGATTTGTTTTATTAGCGGGATTAAACTTTGAAATAAAAATACCTGTTGGGACTCATTCTAGAAATGGTGACAATGGTTTGCCAAAATGGATTACAGTAAAAGAAGCTCTTAAAGGTGTAGAAGCACCAATATCTCTGAAAAATGCATCATCGTTTGGTGGTCCACAAAAGCTAAATTGGAATGTCATAAGAGATCTTTCTGATTTAAATATTGAGCGTTTAAAATATGTTAAATCAGGTGGTCATCGATATGATATACCTGATCATTTACGACCGAAGTGTCACCAAGGTAATAACACTGGCTTTGGCAATGTTTATGCGAGAATGAGCTGGGATGAGCCTTCACCGACAATTACAGGAGGATGTACTGTATTAAGTAAAGGTAGATATGGGCATCCTTCTGAACTTCGCACGATTTCTGTTAGAGAGGCGGCGAGATTACAAACATTTCCTGATTCATATAAGTTCGCAACAGATCTTATTGATCAAGCCTGCCAAATTATAGGAAATGCATTACCATGTGAATTTGCTAGAGTTATGAGCCAAGCTTGTTATGATGCGCTTTCGAATTTAGATAAGTAATAATCGCTATTATTAAGTAATCTAATAATTGTGTAACCAATTATTAGATTTTTTATATAAAAAATGCCGATACGCTAGGAGTCATATCGGCATATAAAATAAACGCAAGAAGCAATGTAAGTCATGTCGTACTAATTCGTATCAGACCTGTCAATTTGATACATATGTAATGATAATTATTCCCATTAATATATTCAACCCTAAATTAAATAAGGTTACTTTGTAGCCTTTCCGTTTACGCCTACCACAGAATCAACACCCACTTATACCGTTCACACAAGAGCTGTGAGTCAGCACCTTATTAACTAAAATAAATCGGTAAATGTTATGTCAAAAGAGATAAGCGAATTACAGTTTCGTCTTCACTATGCCTCAGAAACAGACAGTGAAAAGAATACCTCTGCCATTTTAACGGCGAATATCCATACGGTTGATGGTGAAACTCAACAACTTACACAATTAATTTGTACAACATCTCCCGCAGGTAAAAAGCAATATTGAATCGGCACATAAAAGATTAATGATGCAGGCGGCTCATTGCTGGTGGCGATTGAATCTTATTGACGCAAAAACACGCAAGAGAGTTGTGTTTATTTGTTAGAGAAAGCAAAGCAATTTATTCAGGGACACTTACAACAAACGAATACATGGATATCCATGTACGGCCTTGTGATTGTTTCTAATGCCTCACTGGAAGAGTAGTTGCCAGAAGGTTTATTAAGGGCACTTAAAGTATCAATATCTGCCTAATTTTTCACTCATTATCAACGGACACTCCTCTGGGGGTGACTATGCGTATGGATAAATTAATCAATGTGACTTACGGAACCGCAGGCTTAACGGCATTTTTTGCAAGCCTCTCTTTATATGAATGGGGATTTGTTATCGGGATGGCGTTCAGCATGGTTCTTGGTTTAGCTACTTATTTTATGACTCGTCGAGAGCAACGAAAACGCACTCAATTATTTGAAGAGCTTGTTCGTCATGTTGATCCACAAAACCCAACTGAAACCTTAAAAAGGCTTGCTGAATTAATGGTGAAAGCGCCAAAGTGTCAATGATCTTCAAAAAATCCACCACGATGATCATTGAAAAATACTCCACCTAATACCTAAAAAAATAATCTTAATCTCGGTGTTTAAAACGATAAGATTCGTTACCCGTTTTAAGGATGTGGTAATGATGGACTAATCGATCTAATAAGGCATTTGCCATCTTTGTATCCGTAAATAATTTTGCCCATTCTGAGAATTCTAGGTTCGTTGTAATGATTAAACTCGTTTGTTCATGTAGTTGGCTGATAAAGTGAAATAATAATGTTCCTCCTCGCTGACTAAAGGGTAAATAACCTAATTCATCAAGAATGACGATATCCTGTTTCTGCATTTGCGACGTTCACTTATAATTTTTGCTATCACTGTCTAATTCCAATTGGTTCACTAATTCAAGGACATTCCAAAATCGCACTTTATACCCTTGCGTTGCGACGCCGAGCCCTAATGCTGTTGCTAGGTGGGTTTTTCCTGTCCCAGGTCCTCCGACAAACAGGATATTCTTTTTTGTTTGACATAATCACCCACGATTAATAAATCAAGATGGGCTTGATCAAGTGTAATGTGGGCAAAATTAAAAACGCTAAAGTGACGTTGCTGAGGAAAACGCCCTCGTTTCACTCTCGCCTCAGTTTGATTAATTTGCCGTTGCGTTATTTCTGCATTGAGTAACTTTTCTAAAATATCTAACATGGGTCTTTTTCGTCTCACTCCGTCAATCACCACGTCATCAAACGATTCTGCCATGATGCTAAGTTTGAGTGTTTTTAATGCATCGATATAATCTTGTCTTTCCATGGTTATTTCCTTGCCAATAATTGGTCAAAGTGAGTTAACGTTGCTACTGGTGGGCATGTTAATGGGATATGCTGAGATTCAAGCTCAGGGATCGCCGGTTCAGTCAGTCGAAGAATAATATTCAGAACCGCTTCTACCGTGGGAATACCTTGCTCTAAGGCGATTTCAGCGGCAGTAATACCAATATCCTCACCAAAATCGGCTATTAAGCTAAACAATTTGACCATCGCTTTATCGCCTTTGGGCTGTGACATGAGGTGTTTTCGGCGCTTTTTAATGCATTCAGGTAAGGGTCAATGGATAAAGGGTTCACCATGACGTAATGCCCCCGGCTTTTTCGCTAATGCAGATAAATAATGATAAGGGTTGTAGGTTGTTTGATTTTTTAAGAAGCTTCTTGGATGCTGAGTCACCTCCTCATGTTCATAAAAAATACGTAACGTATCCGCTGTGATTTGAGCAGTCACGGCTTTTCCTACCAGATGGCAAGGTACACTATACCGATGAGAATCAAATAAAATGAGCGAACAGGTATTCACCAGTAAACGCTCTGTTCGATAGCCTGAATAAGGGATGTAGGCTGAAAAATGACGTTGTTCCTTGATTAACCGCTCGTTAATCGTTTGGTGTTTATCCTCTTTCCAAGGCTGTTCTAGCCGTTTTTGACATTTTGAGAGCAAATAGGCATTCAGTTCATCCAATGAATCAAAGGCGAGCATAGGTAAAAAAAAGCGTTTTCGTAATGTTTGAACTTGACGCTCAACTTGACCTTTTCCCAGCCAGCAGCAGGTGTGCAAGCGACAGGTTCGAGTAAAAAGTGGTTCACCATAGCAAGAAAAGCGTCATTAAAAATTCGTTCTTTCCCTTGGCCAATTTTTTTCACAATCGTTTTGGGGTTATCGTAAATACCTCGTTGGAGTGTTCCACCGAAAAATTGAAAGGCGTGATTATGCGCATCAATAAGCATTTCAACTGTTTGCCGTGGATAAGCTCTAACAAAATACGCTTGGGAATGGCAAAGTCTAAAATGAGCCACATTCAGTTTAATGACTTCACCTTGAATACAAACTTTTTCATGACTCCAATCAAATTGATAAGACTCTCCACATGGAAAGGACTGAGGAATAAAAACAGGTTTAATAGGCTGATATTCTTGATAAAACCTTTTAATAAAACGTGATACACAAGGGTATTTCCCTTCAAATCCAAGACTACATAGCCACTCAAAATGCTGGACGGCAGAGAGCCGTTGATGTTTAGGCAATAACATTTGCGCTTCTAAACGGTCAATGAGGTAAGCTTTGAAAGGACATAATTTAGGTGAAAGATAATTTTCACGCTGATAACGAGGGATTTCCGTTGAATTTAAATACTTACGAACAGTACGACGGTCAAGTTGTAATTTTTTAGCAATCTCGCGTTGAGAGAGTCTATCTTTATGAAAAAGACGTCGGACTTTGGTGATGTTTTCCATACAAAGCATTCTAAATTATCCCTTGCAAAAACAAGGAGTGTAGCAGAGCTATCAGGTGGATCATTTTTACACGATTTTTCCTGCCTAATTTGGTGGAGTTTTGCATGATCATTAACACACTAAAATTGCACCAATGCGATGGCAATTAACGGTATTGCCGGGAGCTAGTGCAAATTCAAGTACAGATGATGTGGTGCAGTATATTGATATTAAGCATTATCAATAAAAAATAGTGAAAATGTTAGATTATGAATGGTGTGAACCGTCAAAATCTCCCGTGGCAGGATGGATGTAGATAATTAAATTATCTATATGAACTTGGGTAAAGTACCATTATCTAAATAATTAAGTAAGGTAGGTGTATTAAGTACAGATTGATAGAAAATAGCTCCCCAAGCATTGAGCGATTTTTGTTCTTCTTGGAGAAGAAATATACGAATCAATCTATGAGCTTTGAGTGGTTCTTTTTCTTTTCTTTCATCAGCTACAAGTTTTAATAAGTGTAAGTATTTACTTTCACAATATTTTTCAAATCTTTTTTTTAGTTGAATACCTTTTATATGGCTTTCAACTAAAACTTTTATATTACTAGGTATGGACTCTTTTATTATTAAATTAAAATCTGAAGGTTTGGAGTAGGGCGGTAAAATATTAACATGAAATAATGAGAACATTATTTCATCAAAGTAAGGATGAAAAAAAGCCTTTTTTCCATAAGGTGTTAAGTATTTACTTGACTTTTGATTTTGACAGGTGCTACACATTGGTGTTAAATTTGCAATGCAAATAGATAATTCAGGAAATTCTGTTTTAGGTAAATAATGGTCTAATGTACCAGGTGCTCCATCTTCTCCACATGATGGGCAAAATAGCAGACCATGATTAATTCTCATTTCTTCTAAAATAGTATATAACGGTTGCTCTTTTTTGGGACTAAATAAATTTATTAATGTAGTTTTACGCTTTTCGGCTTCTTCATTTGATTTTGTATAATTCTTTAAATTTAAGGCTATAATATTAGTTGGATCACCTTTCTCTTTGATATATAAATTAATTTGATCTCTAAGGTCATTAGAAATTAATTCATAGAAAGCTAAGAATTTTTTTCTTTCAGTAAGTACAGCGTTTATAACTTCTATAGAATTATATTTTGGTATAGATAATTTTGTAACCATTATTTTTGTTTCCCTAATCGGAAGATTGACATAGTTATTTCTTCATTAATTTCATCCCCTAAAAGTTGAATTAGTTCTTCTGGTGAATACTTTGTAGATTGTTCAACAAGAAAATCTTCAAATGGTTTTGTTACAGCTTTATCTCCAAAAACATAAGATGATATACGTTGCATGTCTCCACCAAATGTTTCAAATGGAGGAGATATAATATCTAAATCATTTCCTTCATTTCTAAAAATATGTACGCATTTAGAAGGCACTTCTCTTACAACAGCCAAAGAGTGAGTAGCAAGTATAGCCTTTGATTTAAAAGGTTTTAGTACGGATTTTAGTAATGAAACAAATTCGATCTCAAGAGTAGGATGTAAAAATAATTCAGGCTCATCAATTATTACTAAGCTATTTTCTTTTAATTCTCCCACAACATTAATTGCAATATAAGTAAAAAGTCTTTGACCCGAGCTAAGCATATGAAGTTTATTTTCTTTTAGAAAAAGAACTCCTTTTGTCAAATCACACGAATTGATAAGATTATCTTTTGATATGATTTTAGATGTTTCTGGTGATAAACAAATATATTGTGAGTTATCATTTATTTTTTTAATTAAAAATGGAGGGAACTTTGATGTGGATTGTTCCTTTATTTCTAGTGCCATAAAATCAAAAGAAAATGCATTATTTAATGCCTGATAAAGGATTGGAAACTTCTTAACTCTAGTTGAAATAAAACTAAAATTATCATCATCATATAATGCTTTAATTATGGATAAAGCCGAATCGTATGCTGGTAAATTACGATTTATACCAATAGTATTATCTGATTTTTTATAACGAAAGCCAAAATATGTATATGCCTGTTTATCTTGTAATTTATGTTTATTTAAATCTAATTCAAACTCTTCAAAAGGGCTATAAGATACCAAAATCAAGTTTCTAAAGTTAGGTGTTTTATCAAATGGCTTATGGGAGATGCTCTCCAAATACTTAAGATCTCCAAGCCCTGTTTTTAACCAATATTCAACAAGAGATTTAATACTGTAAGATTTACCAATTCCATTTGGCCCAATTAATACATTTATATCGTAAGGAAGTAAAGAAGATGTAAATTTAAATGGGATTTTTTTTGTTTTATTCTCTTTTGTTAGTAAATTTATTTCAAAATCATTTATTTGAGATACGAGTCCGTCAAATATATGCCAGCCATCTTCAAATGCTGTTGTGGCTCCACTTTCGCGTAAAACGGAATGACTAAATTCAGGGCTTTGTAGCAGTTCTAAATATAATTCTTCTTTTTTTAAATACTTTTGTTGTCCTGCATCATTTAATAAATCTAGTAATTCTTGTGCCTTTTCAATTCCTAATTTAGATATAATGATTGAATAAAATTCAATGTCAGATGGTAAAGAAACATAAATACAATTTGGAATTGGGAAAAAACCATTCCATCCTGAAGCTTTTAATTTATTTAAAGCCTCTGCAGTATAGCTATTTTCTTTAATTAATACTTTCATATGAAAATTAAAATCTAATCTTTGCCCATCAAAGTAAAGACTTGCGTTTAAAGTTGTTTTTGTTCCATAATCATCCCAGTTATTACCACTTAGAGCTAAAAGGTTTGGTTCTGATAATAATCCTGAAGGAGTACCCCAAGTTCCTTGTCCATGATAGTAGACTTTCACAAATTATCCTTTTGAGTTTTTGTACAATTTATTATCATAAAATAAATAATATTTTTGTAAGGAATTTATTCTATTGAATAGTTTTAAGTTAAAAACGCACCTAATCTATATCAAATGAAAGGATTATAGCGTGTTTTTAAATTAATGCTATTTTTTATATGATGAAAATTTATTTTTAGATAAAAACACCATGAAAGTTTGTTATGTTATTTAATAACATTGTTATTATTTTAATTATGGAGTTTAATTCTAGTTCTGGATGTTTATTATTAATTGTGTAGGTTGTGTATAACTTGGAATTAGTTCGATGAAGCAAAATTAAAGAATAATGTATTTATAAATAGAAACGAAAAAATAATGGATTATTACTTACTGAATAATCTTCTCCAAAACCACTCCAACCCGAATTAAAAATCAACCAGTTACATACAAACCAAGCTCACATAAAAAACAAATTACTACCCAAATAATTATAATTTATTTAATAAGTTACTTAATTATTATGGGTATAATGGCTACGCCATATGGGTTGGACAGAAGCTGCTGACTTAACCATTAAAGGTATGGAAGGCGCAATCGAAGCGAAGACCGTTACTTATGATTTCGAGCGTCTAATAGACGGCGCTAAACTGCTGAAATGTAGCGAGTTTGGTGACGCGATTATTAAATATATGTAATTGTTGATTTGATAAATAGTTAGCTGTGGGTTATTGGTTCCCGTTTTTTATTGTCAATTTTGAAACGGTTATCAAAAAGTTATCAAAACGAATTATCAAAATGAATTATCAAAATGAATATAGATCGTTGCAAACCTTTAGAGTTGCCCAATCAATTTGTTAATCGGCTAAAGGCGATTGAAAACTCAAGTATAGATGAATAATTCTCGGAATCACTAATCGAGCAATGCAGCTTTTATTCTTTGGTTAGAGATATTGATCAATACTGTAGAAGCAATCGAATTATAGGAATACATTACACAATGGTCATAGCCTTATCAAAAATATTCGGTCTGAATTTAGACATAGAATTTTCCCTTATTCTTTAAATTATTTACCCTAGTAAAAAAGTTAGTTATTAACATAGGTTTTTATAGTAATAAAATAACTTAATCCATCTATTTCTAATTCAGTCCAATCGCCAAGAACAGTGACTTCTAATCTATATTGGCCATATTCTGATGGTGTCAACTCCCCATTAATTGACTCACTTTAAATTCAGTCAGCGAAGCGAAAACAATCCCATAAGCCTTAATCCGAATTTAGTAAAAGTGATCCGCAGAGCGATTGTAACAAGTAAATAAAAAATACCCTGTGATTTTTATACTCACAGGGTGTTTAAATGAAGCAAAAATAAAACTTAATTAGATATCAACTCGGGGTTGATAGAGATTTTAATATAACCAATTAGTTAGAAAGTCTCTAATAGTAACTACTAAGTATTGCAATAGATTAAACCAATTTGTCCATAGCATTATTAATGTGTATTAGTTGCAATAGATGCCAAAGGAGAAATTTAAAATAGCTTCGCCAACAAAATCTAACCTATTAGTAATATTGACACTATTTGCAGCAAGGCGATCACGTGATGATTTATCAACATTTTTTTGTACTGATTAACTATACCTAGTTGGCGAAAAGATAAATAGTACACAATAATATACAAAATACTGTAATTATATACAGTAAAAGATTGCATTTCGAAAAAATTTGTCTTATCATCTCTAAATAGTAGGCAATTTGTTACTAAGCACACTAAACTTTGTTAAACATCACTCATTTAGTGAGGTTTTTTGTTATCTGAAATTAGCGAATAACAGGCCTAAAAACATGCCCTAGTTATAAGACTAATTAAGTTAAATGGAAAAAAACTTATCAATAATATAAGGAAATATTTATGGAACACTTTACTAAAAAATCATTATTTACCTGCGATAAAACTAATGAAAATCTCCCTAATAAACCGGGTGTAATAACACACTGCCAAGATCTAGCATCTGACTTAGGGTTAAGCGAAGCTTTTGCGCAATACACAATATCTTATACTTCTTGTGACAGTGTTCATGGAGAAATTATCCGTGAAGATACTGGTGCTGTTTTTATTCCGAAAAGTCAGGCACCTAAAGATGGTTGGCCTGTCATTGTATGGAATCATGGTACGGTAGGGATAGCGCCAACTTGTGCTCCCTCATTAACGCCTAAAAATAGTCGCGTATCGCAATATTTAAATACTTGGCTATCCCTTGGGTTTGCGATTGTTGCACCTGATTATCCAGGTTTAGGCTCATCAGGGTTGCATCATTATATGGATGAAAGAGCAACAGCATGGAGCGCTTTGGATAGTGCAAAAGCTGTCTTGAAAGGTGGGTTTTCGCTAAGTAATCGCTTTATCTTTATGGGGCAATCTCAAGGGGCTCATGCTACATTTGCCTCTGTCGGCTATCAGCCTGAATATGCGCCAGAATTAAATATCTTAGGTGCGATAGTGACAGGGACGCCTTATTTTAGTGATAATCTACTTGAAAACTTTATTAGTGATGGTGTTCAAGATGAAGGTGATAGAAAGCTACCTTACGCGATGTACTTATATCTTTCTGCTGCTGATAAAAATCCAAACTTAAAAGTGGAAGATTATTTCCAAGAATTAGCAATACCTTATGTTGAAAAAGCGAAAACGCTTTGTATCAGTCCATTAAGTCAATTAGTAATGGATAATAAATTAAACGCATCAAATAGCTTAAAACCTAAGTTTTACGAGCTATTAGAGCAAGAAGCGTCAAGTTTAAATTATAGAAAACTTCTTGTTGATAAGCCCGTATTTATAGGGATTGGTTTAGAAGATATTCATGTGTTAACTCGTTGGCAACAAGAGTTTGCAAGAGATGTATTGGAAGCAGGCACAAATGCATATGTATATGAATATCCGAATATTGGTCATTTAGATGTATACAATGTTTCTTTGCGAAATTCAGTGCCTTTTGTATTTGAACTGATGAAAAATGAGCATAGCAAAATAGACTAAAAACTATTTTATAACTGATTAATTTCTATCTTAATCTTATTCTTATTATTTGAATGTGGAAAGATGAGTGATGTGAGATGCCAGATCATGTTTTGGTTAAAAGATATCTGGTATCTCTTTTTATTTTAATTCTTTGATTTAAGGAAATAAAAACTTATTTTTATTGATAAGTTTTTATAATTTTGTCTATATCAATCTTATTGATAGATTTTTTATTCACCAAAAATAAAGTTTGCTATCTGAATTTTTCTATGGCTTAATGATGTCACTGGTTTGGAAGTACAGACCTATTTATGTTAGTCAGTTTAAAGTTGTTCCCGTTTAGCGTTATCCTTGATACCACTTCATTGCGAATTCCTTCTAATTAATTCCCATAAGTAAAAATACCAAACAAACCACATATGCCTTATGGCAAATTAAATAAATTAAAGGAAATTCTATGTCTAATTCAATGACTGGTACAGTAAAATGGTTCGATGAAGGTAAAGGTTTTGGTTTTATTACTCCAGCAGATGGCAGCAAAGATGTATTCGTGCATTTCTCTGCAATCCAAAGTGATAACTTCAAAACATTAGCTGAAGGCCAACAAGTTTCATTCACCATGGAAAATGGTATGAAAGGCCCAGCAGCAGGCAACGTGGTGGCTCTCTAAAGGCGCTATTACAATTCGCCTCTATTTTAAATGCCCAAGTTGTCGCGGTTCACAATATAGAACATCACAATTTGATGTTACAGTGAACAATCCACACGGTGCAAAATGTATCTTTTGCAAAAGTGTGATGACAGCTCAAATGAGCTAAGCATTAAATAGTTGAATATACAAAACCTCGCTTCGGCGGGGTTTTTTGCTATCTACAATCTCATATTGGCTAAAAAAAATTTAGATTTTAGGGCTTGAAAAATACTTGCTCGTTCATATTTATATATTGGGTCAATCAGATATCGCCCATAATTCAATAAATACTGAAGGAGGAATTATATGCCTAATATTAAACCTTTTTCATTATTCCCAACTTTATCTGACAATCTACTTTCAAACCGTTTTGATCAGATAGATCGCCTGTTTAGTCAGTTAACAGGCAGTAAACCAATTTCATCACCGACTCAGACTTATAATCTGAAACAGATTGATGATAACCATTATGAACTAACAGTGAGTGTGCCTGGATATCAAGAAGATGACTTATCGGTTTCATTGAAAGGAAGTCGCTTATTGATTGAAGGGAAAAAAGAAGAAAAATTAGAAGAAGACAATGATAAATGGATCCACCGAGGTATATCTCAAGGGCAGTTTACATTGCAGTTTGACCTCGGTAAAAATGTCAAAATAGAAAAAGCCGATTTATCAAGTGGACTTCTGAACATTGCTATTGAGTATGAGTTACCTGAAGAAGAAAAACGGCAAACAATAGCGATAGAAAATAAAGATAAAAGCTAATTTAGTGAGATAGCTTAAATAAGATTAAGGCTGCACATAATGTGTAGCCTTAATTTTTTGTAATAGCCTATAAATTATAATATTTGAATAAAGAAGGGCAAAATAAACCAGATGCTTGAAGAAGTGCAAGCTTACACTAGAAAAATGGATTGGGTGTTTATGGCTCGCAATAGATACACTTAATCGCTAGAGTATATTGTGTTGGTAACAAAATTTCTAAGAGGGCGCTTTCTGTGGACGCATAATGAGATTTAACCATGATAGTTTATACAGTAGTAAATGTTTAAAAGATTAAATACTGTTGATACAAGAAAGTGTGTCAAAAAATGATATAGATATTTATACTAAATATTTAAAAGATAAGTTATTAGTAAATAATATACCAGTTTTTATTTATTATCTAATATAGAAATGAGTTTTCTATTATTAAAATAATGACTTCAGAATAAAGAAACGATATGATTTATTTTATTTAAATAGGAACTGTTATGAAAAAGCCACTTTCTTTATGGATAACTCAATTTTTGATTGTCTGCTGTATTATACTGATATTATATTTTTTTATAACCAATGCATCACTGTTATTAAATTTGTATAATTTTGATATGCCCGCTGAGATAAAGATAGAAATTTATTTATGGAGTTTTATTCGTTTGTTAGTTTTAATTATACAAATATCAGCGCTTTACTTTTCCTTCAGATGCGATAAAAGGGCGCGGGTATTGACTATCTTAGCTTGGCTACCAATCATTATCGTCATGTTATGGAGCAATTTCCATGATGGGTTAACTTCTTTGAACGAAAGTGGTATAAGCTACGATAATGATGCTCAAAGATCTGGAGGGATTATAGGTAAACTTATTCTGGCTGGATTATCCCTTTGGTTGACATCTATTATATTATTTTCAAAAAAATTAAAGCGTTATTTTCTATTTGTGAAAAGTGAATGA